TATTCAACGACTTTAATGCGTTCTTCGAAGGTGGTTGTACGACTCATGGTGGGGACCTGCTTTCTAGACGGTGAAGCCGTCAAAGATTGATGATCCCTATTATACATGGCTATCCAACGTTGCAGTTGTGTTGATGAGCGCAGACCAAACTGCATCGTAACTTCGGCTAATGACCCTTCACCACTAAGATAAGCAAGCACTGCTTCAAGCTTTAGCTCTCTGGTATAATGTTGATTCTTTCGAGCTTCCTCTAATCCCTTAATCCCATCACGTTCATAGCGCGCCTGCCAACGTTGTAATGTACGATCACCAAGACCGTGTTGACGGGAGAAACTACTGATACTTGTCTTCGAATGTCTGAACTCCTCCAATATGAGTAACTTTTCTTGAGCTGTATGCTTAGATCTGGGCATAGAAAATCCCTCCATGATCATCAGATGAATTATGATATTTCATCTGACAACCATAAAGGGATTATCGCATTTGGTAAGGCCCTTTAAAATGTACAGTCGACTTATTGAATCAAAATCATGCAGAATAAAGCGTTTATCAAAAAAGCTGAAGCACCAACGATTTTCGTCATTGAGCTTCAGCTAAATTCATTTAAATTTTGTACCGGTCATTCCCACTCTGTTGCCCCAAAAAGCCGAATGAGCGCAAATCGGCGCCGTTAAAGGCTTTTGAATTTCGATAAACTCGATTATATCAAAAAACACAGCTTTGGAAGCAGCATAAAAGTTGCACGGTGCAAATTGGAGAAAACTTCATATCAACAGCAGGCGTAGACCCTCAATGTCCGAGCGGTCTATTTTTATTTCCTGTTATTTATTTGCCGACGACTTATTCACCGATGAATAGTCGCCCGCAAATTTTCCAAATAAAATAACGAGCTTACGTTGCTGAACCGTGATTCAGCTTCAATTTTGTTGCACTTAGTTCACACGCTGCTACTGAACAATAAGAATGGAGGAATTACATTGATGAAAGCAGTTCGGCGAACCTCCGTATTCGCCGCTCTAATTGCAATCTTCGTCCAGCTTTTTATCCCGGCCTCAATGGCGATTGCCGCCAGCATGACCAACACCAAGGTCGCTGACTGGCGTAACACTTGGCACCTGCATCTGTTTAATGGCTTACATTGGACGGACACCGGTATGTGGATGAAAAAGGTGGACGGCAAAGTTGCCTTCTGTGTGGAGCACGGCGTCGATCTCGATATGAGTGGCTCCGGCTACAACCCCAGCACCTACTCCGACGCTAAGAAGGATCAACTAGCCAAGATTGCTTACTACGGCTACTACCAAAATCCAACCAATCGCAACTACGCCGTAACCCAGATGATTATTTGGGAAACGCTAGGCGATTCGCTGCTCACCACACCAAACAAGACCTATCAGTCTGAAAAGAAAGCGATTCTCGATAAGGTCGACGCGCATGATCGCAAGCCGTCGTTCAACGGCAAACAGATCACCCTCGCAGTTGGCGATTCAATCACCTTGACTGACACCAACGGACGGCTTGCGGCTTTCGCCCAGCAAACGGCGAACACCGCAAACCTCAAGATCACCAAGTCTGGCAATAAGCTCACGCTGACGGCCACTGCCCAGTCGAAGGAATCCGGCAAGGTGGCTTACGCGATTGCGAAGGCCGCTGACGTTGGTACCTCTTTCGTCTACACGAAAGGCTCACAACAAAAACTCGTCAACTTCAAGCTCTCCAACAACGGTGAGTTCAGCCTACCAATCATGGTCAACTTGAATGGTAACGTGAAAGCCAAGAAGGTTGACGCCGACACCAACAAGGCGCTGCCGGGTGCTAAGCTCAAGTTTGAATACGATGGCACCACCAAGGAAGTCACGACTGGCACTGACGGCTATGCTGCCCTGAACGGGATCAAAGCTGGTACCAAAATCAAGATCAGCGAAGTCACTGCGCCGAACGGCTACGTCAATAAGGGTGAACTCAAGGAAGTCACCATTGAACCCGGCAAGACCGTTGAAGTTGTTCTCGGCAACAAGGAGCAACTCGGTAATGTGACCCTCGCCAAGATCGGGCGTGAGTTCGGCAGTGATATGTTCAATGCCTATTACTCGCTTAACGGCGCCGTTTATGGGATCTACACCAATAACGGAACACGGGTTGGTGCAATCACGACCGATGGCAATGGCAAAGGAACCTTGCAGAATCTCAAGCTCGGTAGCTACTACGCACTGGAAGAAAAAGCCCCTGCTGGCTATGTTCTGAACACGACCAAGCTGCCGTTTGAATTGAAGTATGCTGGTCAATCTGTCGCGGTCACTACGGCTCACGTCGATACGACCGATCAAGAACAACGCGGCACTGCCACCATCATCAAAGAAGACACAGTTACGGGTAAGCAGCCACAAGGCGCTGCCAGTCTTAACGGTGCTGTCTACGAACTCCACCGCGCAGCCGATGACAAGCTCGTGAAGTCAGTGACGATCGCCAACAACACGGCGTCTGTTTCCGGCTTGGAACTGGACGATTATTACTGGCAAGAAGTAAAGGCGCCAACTGGCTACGTTCTTGATCCGCAAAAGCACGCCTTCAAGTTAGCTTACGCTGGTCAGAACGTCACCACCACAACTGCTACCACGACGGTCAAGGAACAGGTCATCACTGGTGACCTTGACTTGCTCAAGTACGGGAACTACGACTGGACAACCCAAGGCAAAGGCACTAAACCGGTCATGCTCAAGGACACTCAGTTCACTGTCACCAGCAAGACCACTGGCAAGGTTGTCCGTACCGGCCTCACCGATGCCCAAGGCTACGTGAAGTTCACAGATCTGCCTTACGACACTTACACCGTAGCTGAAACCAAGACCCCAACGGGCTACAACGGGATCAAGCCGTTCACAGTCGTTATTGACGGTACCCAGAAGTCCCAGCATTACACTATTGAAAACAAGGTTATCGAAGAAAAACTGCGTGTAGTCAAAGTCGATAGCGAAACTGGTAAGACCGTGCTGCGCGCTGGTGCGATCTTCCGCGTGAAAAATCTGCAAACCAACAAGTACGAAACCCAGCCAACTGCTGACAAGACCGGTGCGACTGATAAGTTCGCGACCGACAACTCTGGCGAGTTGATCACAGCCGAAGCGCTCGGCTACGGCAAGTACCAGCTCGAAGAAGTTCAAGCTCCAGAAGGCTATGTACTGGCTAAGGAACCAGCTAAGTTCACCATCGACGACAGCCATAAGGACGGCATCGTGGTCATCAAGTTCGCTGACCTCTCCCAAAAGGGTGTCGCCACCTTGACCAAGACCGGGGCTACCCCAGTCGCCGTCGAAAAGGTTGAAAATGAATACGGCGATCAGTATAAGTACCGCTACGACTACACCGCCCTCGCTGGTGCGAAGTTCGAGTTCAAGGCCGCCGAAGACATTACGACTGCTGACGGCACCGTTCGTGCACACAAGGGTGATGTGGTTGCCACTGGCACGACTGATGCTCAAGGCCAGATCCAGACCCCAGAGCTGTACCTCGGCAAGTACACCGTAACTGAATTGTCTGCGCCAAATGGCTTCATCATGAACCCTGATCCGATTGATTTTGAACTCAAGTATGCCGGGCAAGAAGTGACGGTGACCTCCACTTCACTTGAAGCCAAGAACGACTTCCAACAGCTCGACATCACGCTCAACAAGCAAGAAGAAAGCATCACTGGCTGGAAGAACAACCTTCGAGAAATCAAGAACATCGCTGCGAATGGTCAAGTCTTCGGACTGTTCACTCAAGGTGAAGCCAAGATCGGCGACACTGTGATTCCTTCTGAATCACTCGTCGCCACCACGACGGTCGAGAACGGTAAAGCCGAATTTGGCGCGATTCAGCTTCCCGAAGGTTACTACTTCGTGAAGGAACTTGATGCTGGTGAGAAGCACGACTTGAATACCACGATGTATGGCTTCCATTTCCACACCACCGACAATGAGAAGATCAAACACATTGACCTCAATGACGGCAAGGTGATCGACAACAAGCTCCACGAAAATGAACTGTCATTCAAGAAGATCAATGAAGTTGCGACGCTGGTTTCAGGTAAGGGTTACACTTACGCGATGACCGGTAATGCTGCTGGGGCGGTTTTTGAACTGCTCGACGCTGACAAGAAGGTCATTCAGACGATCACGGTCGGCAAAGATTCCACTGGCTCCATCAAGCATCTGCCAGTAGGCACGTTCTACTTGCGCGAAACCAAGCCTTCTGCCACCAACCTTGTCTTATCGAAGGAAACCCTCAAGCTCGTGTCTACTAAGGACGGCGTGACGGTTTTCGATAGCAAAGACAAGCAGATTGGGGAGACCAAGGCTGACGCCAAGGAAACCACGATTGCCTTTGAACTGACCAACGACTTGATCAAGGGCACGGGCGAACTGACCAAGACCGACGTTTCTACCGGCAAGCGGCTACCCAACACCGGCATCCGCATTCTGGACGAAAACGGCAAGACGGTTGTGTCTGGCCGCACCGACAAGAACGGGGTCTTCTCCTTTGGCAATCTGCCTGAGGGCAAGTACAGCTTCCAAGAATACGATGCACCCAAGGGCTACGAAATTAGTGAAGCCCTCGTGCCATTCGAGATCACTAAGGATGGTGAAATCGTGAAGGCCGTCATGACCGACAAGCAGACACCTAAGCCTGGCCTCCCACAAACCGGTAACGCGACGTCCGGCTGGCTCATCGTCATCGGTGTAGTGCTGCTGCTCGGCGTCCTCTCTGCAATGGTTGTGATCGGTGGTACCAAGAAGAAAGATGGCAAGTAACATGCGCATTTCTTCTATCAATATGTACCCCGATCCCGGTGGCGACGTACTGCTCCAAGGCGACATCGTACTGGATCATGTACTCATCTTGAAAAACGTGAAGCTCATCGAAGGTCAGCATCGCTGGTATATCCAGTTCCCACGATACGCTGATGGTCGCACGGTTCACCCAATCTCCAAATCATTTTACGACTACCTACTTCAACAACTAACCGAATACTATCACCAAGCCACAGCCGAGTAGCCCACCTACCCGGCTTTTTGAATACGAAAGGAAGGCTACAACATGGAACTCAAATTTGTTGCACCAAATATTGAAAAGACGTTCGGCCACCTGTACTTCGGTTCGCTCAAGCGCGAACTGTCCGAAGGTGATCGCGACAATCGCAAGGTTGTCTCCCGCACTTACGAGTTGTTCTCCGACTTGCAGCGTACCGACAACATCGAGATCACCATTCCGGCGAAGAAAGGTGACAAGGCCGAAAGCATTGAAGTTGATGCGCCCGTCACCATCATCAAGCCGCGTATTGCGACTGTCGGCTACCGAATCGGTGAGCAGGCCTTTGTGCGCTACATCTGCAATGCCGACGATATTGTCCCAGTCAAATAAAGAAAAGAGGAACCCACATGCGATTAGCAGAAGGCATCGTTATCGACTTAGAAGAAACCTTTGGCGTCTTGAAATTCTCCGGTCAACGCCGCGAACGCTTCGTGCAAGACGAAGACGGCAACCGTACTGATGACGTGAAAGAACGCACCTATGACTTGAAGTCCATGAAACAGGGAATGATGATTCAGGTTTCCATTCCGGCCGAAGCAGGGGTCAAAGACTTCAAGTACAACCAGATTGTGACCTTGGTTGATCCAGTGATCGACACCGTGGCGAACGCGAACTTCAACCGCGTTGAAACCTCGTGGTACATGAAAGCCAAGGATCTCGTGATTGCCACCGCACCGGCCAAGCCACAGGAGAAGCCAAACAACAATGACAAGAAATAGCTCATTGCCCCACTCCTCTCGCGCGCCGCCCGCTGCGGCGGTTGCTTACCACTCACGAAAGGAGTTGATCACAGATGATGACTTCCACCCTGACCGTAGTTGGTCGTGAAGTGTTCATCGACGACTATAACGAAGAAATCGACAATGACTACCGCCTCGACCCAGACGAGATCCTGCAAGACATGGTGGAACTCATGGAAGAAAGCCCTGAATCCTACCAACACCTGCATATCGACAGCGAACAGACCAACGACGGCATGAATAAGTTGTTCTCGTTCACTTCATACGAAGGTGAAGATGGCTTACGGCTCTCGTATCTGGGCGTCAGCGATGAATAAGGATGTGAGATCGATTCAACCACAAAATTTTGAAATCACCGAATTCATCGAAGACTACATCAGACTTGTCAGAACGGATAGCGTTCCCCCAAACGCTGATTTTTTACAGGAATTGGTCGCTGATGCCGCAGCACAGGCAATGGACGGTCAATTCATTGTCTGGGTTGATGACAACACGATTGATGGCGAACCAAAGGAATTTATTTTCAACTTGCTTGAAGACACCGTGATTTATATGGGTGTGGAATGAATTTCGTATTATCACAAATGAAAGGAGCTCGAAAATGTCCGCAATGAATATCGACGGATTCTTGGAAGACTACCCCGCGCTAGTTGACCCTGATTTCCAGGATCCTAGCCCGGACGCTTTGATCGACATGGTGTTGATGGCTGCCGAGCAGGCAACTGCTGGCGAACCGTTTTCTATTTGGGTAGACGGCGAATGTACCCGCGATCATGAATCCAAAGAGTTCAGTTTCAATATCGACACCGAAGACCGACAACCCGCTATCAAATATATTGGCGTCAAGTAACGCCCAAAGGAGAATGTCTATGAATGATCAAGTAACCCTCGTCAACTTGGACGACTTTCAACTTCACTACGAACACATCGCTGATTTTGACAACGGTGCATCACCCACTGGTGACGTCATCATCAACTTAATCGACGCAGCTAATCACGCGATTCAAGCTGGCATGAATGCTTGTGACCTGATTTTAGCCAGTGAACAGTGTGCGAAACCCGAAGCCTACCTTCAAGGCGCGCGCTTTAGTTTCAACGTTTCAAGTAGTCCACTTGGTCTCGTGATTGGCTACGACGGAGTGAACATTGACGAATGAAACTCACGTATCGCGGTACACGGGTCTATCCCCGTCAACGTAACTTACTCTACAACACGGCGATGACGGTTGTGGTTTGCTTGTGGGTAACTGGAGCTGCCATTGCCTATTGGCCGCTGCTAAGACAAATCAACTGGAAATTCTTTAGTTGGTCGGACGTAGCGGCCTTGCCTTGGGCATGGTTGCCGCTGATTATCAATAGTTTATGCACAGCACTATTCTTTGGTACTGGACTGTGGGCATACCGAACTTGGTTTGCGGATTCCTATAAGCAGATGGAACATCGCCAAAAGCTCGCCCGCATGATCATGGAGAACAAGTGGTACCAAACCGACCAGTCCAACAGCGAGAGTTTCTTCAAAGACTTAGGCTCAACACGTACCAAAGAGAAGATTTCTCATTTCCCAAAGATTTACTACCGGCTCAAGGACGGGTTGATCCATGTTTCCGTTGAAATCGTCATGTCTTCCTATCAAGACCAGCTCCTTCACTTGGAAAAGAAGCTAGAAGCTGGTCTTTACTGTGAGCTGGTCGACAAGAACCTGCACGATTCTTACGTCGAATACACATTGCTGTACAACACTATCGGCAAGCGTATCACCGTCACCGACGTGACCTGTGAACATGGCTCCATGCAGCTCATGGAAACTGTCGCTTGGCACTACGACGCGCTGCCCCACATGTTAATCGCTGGCGGGACTGGTGGTGGGAAGACCTACTTCATTTTGACGTTGATTGAGGCGTTGCTGAAAGACGGTGCCCAGCTCACTATTCTTGACCCGAAAAATGCTGACCTCGCCGATTTAGCTGACGTGATGCCAGGTGTCTACTCGAAGAAGGAGGCCATGCTGGGTGCACTTGAAACCTTCTATCAGGACATGATGGCGCGTAACGACAAAATGAAACAAATGGACGGATACAAGACCGGCGAGAACTACGCCTATCTTGGACTACCCGCCCACTTCCTAATTTTTGACGAATATGTTGCCTTCATGGACATGCTTGGCCGCGATGCCATGCAAGTCATGTCCAAACTCAAACAGATTGTCATGCTGGGCCGTCAAGCCGGCTTCTTCCTCGTGTTAGCTTGCCAACGCCCTGACGCAAAGTATTTGGGCGACGGGATCAGAGACCAGTTTATGTTCCGCGTTGCGCTCGGGCGCATGAGTGAACTTGGTTACAGCATGATGTTTGGTGAAACCAACAAGGACTTCTTCCAAAAGCCAATCAAGGGACGCGGATACGTCGATACTGGCGGTAGCGTGATCTCTGAATTTTACACACCACTAGTGCCACGCGGCTATGATTTTCTCACCGAAATTGGTGCCGCAGTCAATACCGTACCCGCAACCCCAACAGAACAGGAGGTGCCAAATGAGCACTGATGTCAAAATCGAAAACCGCTCGCAATTTCTCAACGACTTTCACGAGAACGTGCCTTTCCAATCTGACGAAGACGCGGAAGACCAACTTAAATGGATGGCAATGCACGCTCACGAGTACCCGGATTCACGAATCTGGATGGGCGCTCCCGGTAGTCTGACCGCTGACCGTTTTCCGAAGCGCTTTTGGTTCAACGTCACCACTGGCGATGACGGCGGCTTGACCATGACTTACACCAATGTCGCAGATGAAGGTGAGGAAGACTAGTGTTTGATGTCGCGGGGTCGAAAAGCTACACTATGACCACATTGAAATCTTAAAGTTAATGAATTCGGACAACTATTTGAAGTAATTCAATGTCGCAACGATTTCTTTAAACGCCCCGACTAAATGCATAGCGTTCCTCACGCTTCTGAAATGCGCGTTTTCCTCCCTCCAACACTTCGCAAATTGCGTTCTGCATTGTGGGGTTTTCAATGGGGCCCTGAGTGTATTGAAATTGCCGGCCATTAGTAACATTCGAATCCATAACTTCCTCGGCGAGAGTCACACACTCGCTGTCCCCACCGACCAACACGTTAGCATTATGAGTAACAACGAATAATTGTCGGTGTTGTTTCTGCTGTCTCAGATACGAGACGAGTTCGTCATATATGGCCTTATTATCAAGTTCGTCTTCAGGTTGATCAATTAGGAATGGCTTGTCAGCTTTATCAAGACTTAGCTGCATCATTAACAGAATGAATGCTTGCTTGCCTTCTGACATCTCCGAAAAATCCTGTCCCTTATAGGTGATCTTGTAATTGGTTGAAATAAATTCCAGTTCAGAAAACTGTTCTAGCCATGAATACGGAGAAATGCCTGCACGAAATGGAGAATCAGAGGATGATGACAAATCGCTAAGTTCCAAACTTCTTTTCATCATTCCGTGAATACTGTCCGTTTTGATAGATTCCAAATCATTAATATTGATGGAATCGTCTTCAGAGTCAAGGTTTTCCAACTTCGTTTTAAACGCGACCGAGTGTACCTTAAAGTTCGAATTAACGAGATTTACTAACTTGTTGGGGTCAATAGCAGAAACAATTTCGAATTTTAGATTGCCATCTTCGGTTTGATAGATTTCTTCTGTGAATAGAGCGTCATCAAAAGTTAACTCATCCAGCATCTGTTCGAGTAATTCATCCCTTGATACTTTTAGCTTTTTAAGCGCCTCGATAGCAGCAGTCGTATCTTCGAGTATTTGCTTTTGCTCAGTAAGAATATTTTGAAATTTCTTAAGCTCAGGAGACCGCTTTTGCTGATCCTGGTATTGCTTGTATATTTCAGTAGCAAGCAATGCTTTAATCTCTTTGTTTTTTGCTGCAACAAACTGTTTCTTTGTTTGAATCAGCGAGGTCACTTTCTCCTCTAATGCTGAATTCAAGGCACTCACCTGATCCACAAAGTCAGTTAAAATATCCTTAGCAACCTGTCGGGTATATTGCCGTGCTTGTGGGTTCAGCTGAACGATATCTCCTTCGTTGAGTTGCATCAACTCTTTGATATCATCTTGCGCCTCTTTCGCTGCTGCCTGAAGTGTATGTCCCTGCTCAAGCATCTGGTCCACGGCTTGTTGATCAACAACATTGGACTGTTCCTGGAGCTTCTGTACACTCTGGTTTAAAGACGCGATATTACTTGTAATTGTTTGAATATCCTGCTGAGAATCCAGCTTTGTCTCTTGATCGCTGATTTTCTGATTTAGCAATTTGAGTTGGCTAACTTCTTTAACAATCAAATCATGCTTTTGTCGACGATAATTGTCATTCTTGTCCTTGATGGTATCAATATCGGTTAAAGCTGACAGTGTATTTTCAATAAAGTCATTGCGTTGTTGTGCATCCCGGGCTATTTCTTGCAATCCATCTTGATAGATGAACCTAATACGTCCCGCGGCGCTCGATTTACTGCCGTCCGCGTATTCCAGCACACACTTATCGCTCAGTTGATTGATAAGCTCATCATAATTAGAATTGTTACTCTTAAAATGTTCCACGCCACTTGCAAGTTTGCTAATTACTGAAAGGAGTACAGACTTGCCGCTCGACCGACCACCGATGATAGTATTCAAACTTTCCGAGAATTCGAGTTTATCGGTTCCAAATGAGGAATTGTTGAGTTGGAGAGACTTGATGACTTTCGATTTTACAGGGGGTTCGGGTTTATTAGCTTGAATTCTGACACGCAACTCAGGTTCATACGTAATTTGTTTCAGCCCTTCGAAGGTTTGTTCGGCCTTAATCCAAGTGAAAGAAGATTGTGGAAAATCGTGCAACTGCTCATACCGGTGTGCATCGCATCCGGTAATAGCCGGGAAGACTTTACCAAAGCGATTATTGTCAGATAACAGAAATTGCCGATCCGTTTCTCCTTGGGAAGTTTTCGCTTGAATGATGTTAACTGAACCTTGAATGAATTCTTTTCCATTCATTGATCCGTTGCCATCACTAAGATTGGGACCGTCACCACTATTCGGAAGCATGATTAAAACTGACTCTGCATAGTTATTGCCAAATGTATCCCGGAGTGCTTCCAATACGCCGGAGGTAGTGGGCATATAATCTACTCTATTGTCATGAACGATTTTGTCAATATCATCAACGTAGTTGAGTTTCATCCCCGATGCCGTTGTAGCCTTTACGCTCCGGAGAAACTTATTTAGCGTCTTTTCCTCAATTTCTGGGCTAAATATCAAGTGCAAATTAACAAAACTGGTCGTCTTTCCATGTTCAATCTGCTTTTTTGAAGCTAAATCCGTTACTCGGATTTCGATATTCGGGAATAAAACGATGTTAGAATTAAGTCCCCAGGAATTACGATACTTTCGTAACTTAAAAAAATTGCTGGCTGAGAAATAGTCGGTGATTCCAAGAACATCAGCACCATACTCATTAAGTTCCCGACAGTACCGTTTCCAAACTGCCTCTTTGTCTGTTTTTAGGTTCTCATCATCAACAAAATGATCTTGCATATGGGTCTCAGGTGTGTGGAGATGCATATCCCAACGAGACCAACTAGACATTTTTTCCATTTGTACTCCCCCAAAATCACTCACTGGTTTTCATCAAAACGCATATACATCATTGCCTTGTAATGTTAAACCCATTTTACACTGCTCATTATACCGCGCATTTCTGCCCCAGACATCCACAAAAAATGACATTAGTCTTGGCTCAGGAGCATTCTTCCGCATGTACAATCAAGAATCTGTATGCAACCTTCTTGCCGCCACGCGCGGCGGGCAACGCGAAAGCCGCAAGCGTGAGTGGCAGCGGTCGGCGCCAGCCGACCGCTTACCCCCAGTACTCTAACAGGGGGGTATTAAATACAACGTCTGTGCCTGAACACAAGGTAGAAAGCCTGATATGAAAGGCTTAAATTGAATAATTACAAAATGATGGATTGCACCTCGCATCCATCATTTTTTTGTCCAAAAATTAACGGAGGTTAAAAATGATTTCTTGGCATGAACAAATTAAGCTGCGGCGAAAACAACTACGACTGACGCAAGCTCAAGTCGCACGGCGCTTAGGTGTCACGCGGATGCATTACGTCCAAGTGGAAAACGGTAAAACGAACCCTAGTGCCTCGCTGCAAATGGAAATCGACCGGCTGCTCAAGAACTGGAACGACGAACCTGAACTGACGCTGATGTTTGACTACATGCGCGTGCGGTTCCCGACACATGACGCCAGGGCCGTGATCACAAAGATTCTCGGTTTGACCCCAGAACACCTGATATTTGAGGAACACGGCTTCTACGGCTATTCGGCCATGTATATCTTCTCTAACATTCAGGTCATGGTGGCACCGGTTGGCTCCAACCTCGGCACATTGGTTGAGATGAAAGGTCAAGGCTGCCGCGAGTTTGAAGGCATTCTGCTTAGCCACGGCGAAAACTGGTACGACTACTTCCTTCGGGTCGATGAAGCTGGCGGCATCTTCAAGCGGGTCGATATCGCGATTAACGACATGGTTGGCCTACTAAGTATTCCAGAGCTGGTCGATAAGTGCCTGAACAACGAGTGTATTTCCGTCATGCGGTCGTTCCAAGGACTGCAATCAGGCAAGCTCGTGGATCTCGACGAGGCTGGCCGGGGCAACACGCTATACGTCGGCACGATGAAAAGCGATGTGTACTTCTGCATCTACGAAAAGGCCGCCGAACAAGCTGCCAAGCGTGGTATTTCGATTGCCGACACACCGATTATTAACCGGTTTGAAATTCGTTTGAAAAACGAGCGGGCGATCAAGGCGATTGAGAACATGCTGATTACACGTGACGCCAAAAAAGTCGCGTTCGGTATCATCACCCGCTACATGCGGTTTGTTGATGAAGTCCCGGACAAAAGCCGCCTCAAGTGGCCGCTCAACGAACGTTGGGCATACTTCCTTGGCAAAGGACGCCAGCCAATCCGCCTGACTACCGATCCACAACCCTTTGACCTGAATAAGACCAAGGCGTGGCTCCAAAAACAGGTCATGCCCACGCTCAAGGTTATCAAGGAAATTGACAACTACTTCGGCACGACTGACTTGCAGCTCATGATCAAGGACGCCGAGCTGACCGACAAGCACCTCAAGTTGATTGAGCAGCAGACTGTCGGTAGCGAGGAACTAGGAGGTGACATGTTTGGTCAATGACGTGCTTGCTTCCCACCCGCTGCGCGGCAAGGCATTCAAAGACTGCGTGCTGAACATCTACGTCTACAAGGCCGCGCTAGTCGGTGTGGTCGAACACAAGAAGTACCGGCGTATCTGTGACATGAACAGTCTTGGCTTCACGGCACAAGACTACATCGCTTGGCGGCACCAGCAACAAGAACACCCGACGGCTCTAATTGGCCGCGATGGGCGCGCCTTGAACTATGGCGAGCTGCACCAACTGCTTTACCAAACTGCCGAAGAATCAGGCTGGCCCGTCTTTGCAACACCAGTGGACGAATTGTTTTTCGATTAACCAATTCGGTCGCGATTGACCACGCCAAAACAATCGCAATTCAAAAAGGAGTGATGGTCACAAATCCAACTAAAGGAGTATCAACGCAATCGAACTAGACATCATCTACAATCGCGATTGTCTGGAGGGCATGGCGGACTTACCGACAGCCTCCATCGACATGATCCTGTGCGACTTGCCATATGGCACCACAGCCAACGCTTGGGACAAGGTGATTCCGTTTGCCCACCTGTGGGGCCAATACGAACGGCTCATCAAACCTCAAGGTGCGATCGTGCTAACCGCAACCGAACGTTTCTCTGCGGACTTAGTGCACTCAAACCCAGCCTTGTATCGCTACAAATGGGTTTGGATCAAAAATACCCTCACTAACTTCGTCAACGCCAAGAACCGCCCGTTATCCCGCTTTGAGGAGATTCTCGTCTTCTCCAAAGCAGGAACGGCCAATTTTGGTAACTCCCCTGATACCAAAGGCATGAACTACTTCCCCCAAGGACTGCTCCCCTATAACAAAACCGTCAACTCCCGTAAGTACGAAAACGCCAACCAAATGCACCCGTGGAACGCGCCCGACACGTACACGCAAGAGTGGACAAACTACCCGTCTGACGTGCTCAACTACAAGTCTGATCGCACCGGCTGGCACCCGACGCAAAAGCCTGTCGATCTCTTTGCCTACCTCATCAAAACTTACACCCAGCCCGGCGAGATCGTACTGGATAACTGTATGGGGTCTGGCACCACCGCAATCGCCGCAATGGACACTGACCGCCATTTCATCGGCTATGAAATTAGCGAAGAATACTGGCGCCGTGCCCTCGACCGCATCAAGCACCATCACGCGACCCAAACTGAATTATTCTGATTCGTCACTCATGAACCGGTCGCCGCTGACCGCGACAAAACAGTGGCTCTCTTGAAAGGAGACTTGGTCACAAAACTAAAAATCAAAGGATGATTATTATGAATTTCGGACAAAACTTGTTTAACTGGTTCACTTCCAATGCGCAGAGCTTGGTGCTGATGGCGATTGCCATTATCGGGGTCTACCTCGGCTTCAAGCGCGAGTTCTCCAAGCTGATCGGCTTTCTCGTCATCGCGATCATTGCCGTCGGGTTGGTTTTCAATACCGCTGGGGTCAAAGACGTACTGCTGAATCTGTTCAACCGCGTCATGGGGGCTTAGCCGATGGACGACATCAAAGTCTTTATTGCCAATCTTGGCAAGTATAACGAGGGCGAGATCATCGGCGAATGGTTCACGCCACCAATCAACAATGAAGAACTCACGGAAAAGCTGGGACTGAATGACCAGTATGAAGAATACATGGTTCAAGACTACGAAGGCCCCGTTGTCTTTAGTGAGTATTCAACGATCGGTGAGATCAATGATGCTGCCGCTGCCGTTGAAGCGTTGAAAGGCACCGAGATTTATCCTGCCATCAAAGAGCTTATCGGCGAATGGTATGACAACGTGATTGAACTAGCCGCACACAAGGACGACATCGCCTGTTATCACGTCGCCAACATGACAGAACTGGCTGAAGAACTGGCCGATGAAGGCTGGTTCGGCGACATTCCGCCACAAGTCGAAAACTATATCGACTATGCCAAGGTCGGACGTGACCTCGAAATTGAAGGAGGTTTCGTTGAAACACCTTACGGCATCTACCAATTATTAGACTAACTCTCTGGGCTGGCGCTGCAAAAGGCGTCAGCCTTTTTATCTCACTACGAAAGGAGATCACATGAAGAGAGTCAGATCCTACACCAGCATCTGGTCGGTGGAAAAGGTGCTGTACGCCATCAATGACCTGCAATTACCGTTTCCAATTACGTTTACGCAAATGACGTGGTTCATCGTCAGTCTGTTTGCGGTCATGTTGCTGGCCGACTTGCCGCCTCTATCATTCATCGACGGCGCGTTTCTCAAATATGTCGGCATTCCTGCTGGGCTAACGTGGTTCATGAGCCAAAAGACCTTCGACAACAAGAAGCCGATGGGATTCTTACGGTCGGTGATCAACTACGCCATTACCCCGAAGCTCACTTATGCTGGTAAGCCTGTAAAGTCGCAGAAAGCCAAACAAACCGCTGCTGTGACCTACGTTTGGAGGTACCACAATGAAATTTCCAATTAAGTATATCGAAGACAATCTCGTCTGGAACACTGACGGCGAGTGCTTTGCCTATTTTGAATTGATTCCCTACAACTACTCGTTTCTAAGTCCCGAACAGAAGCAACAAGTCCATGAAAATTTCCGCCAACTGATTTCCCAGAACCGTGATGGCAAACTTCATTTGTTGCAGCTCGCCACCGAAGCCAGTGTTCGCGATACCCTCGACCGCTCAAAGAAGTTGGTTAAAGGAACGCTTAAAGACATCGCCTTTCAGCATATCGACGGCCAAGCCGAAGCGTTGACCGAAAACGTCGGTGACAACCAAGTGGACTATCGCTTTTTCATCGGCTTTAAGCTGTTGCTGAACGACGCAGAGGTTACCGCCAAGTCCATCTTCAAGGATATGTCCTTGGGTATTCGGGACTTTTTCGCCGAGTTCAACGAAACGTTTGCTGGTGACTTCTTCACCATGAACAATGCGGAGGTAGAACGTTACGCTAAGTCCGCAAAGTTGCTCGCCGAGAAGATCGGGCGGCGCTTCAAAGTGCGACCACTCGATAAAAACGACTTCGGCTACCTGCTCGAACACCTCTACGGCATGACTGGGCAAGATTACGATGACTACGAGTATCACTTACCCCGCAAGAAGTCTAAGCGCGACACGATCATCAAACGCTACGACCTGATTAAGCCAACCCGCTCACTGATTGAGCAGCATCAACGCTCGATCAAGATCACCCACGGGCTGGATATCAGTTACGTGACGTACCTGACGCTTTCCGACATTGTTGGTGAATTGGAGTTTCCCGGCAGTGAAATCTTTTATTTCCAACAAAGCCAGTTCGATTTTCCGATTGACACCAGTTTGAACGTTGAGATTGTAACGAACAAGAAGGCATTGACCAAGGTACGCAATAAGAAAAAGGAACTCAAGGACTTAGACGAACACGCCTACCAGTCCGGCAACGAGACGACCCGTGGCGTTAGTGACGCCTTGGATTCAGTCGATGAGCTTGAAAGCAATCTCGACCAAACTAAGGATGCCATGTACAAAATTAGCTACGTCATTCGCGTAGCTGGGCGGAGTGAAGACGAAATGAAGCGCCGTGCCGATCAGCTACTCGACTTCTACGACAGCCTCAACATCAAACTCGTGCGCCCATTCGGCGACATGCTGGGGCTGCACGGTGAGTTTATCCCTGCCTCAAAGCGCTACATCAACGACTATATCCAATATGTGACTAGCGACTTCATTGCCTCGCTGGGCTTTGGTGCGACACAATCGCTCGGTGAAAAGGAAGGTATCTACATCGGGTACAACGTGGATACTGGGAGGAACGTGTATCTCCAACCGGATATTGCGGCGCAAGGTATCAAGGGGACGGTCACTAATGCACTCTCCGCAGCGTTTCTCGGTAGCTTGGGTGGTGGGAAATCCTTCTCCAACAACTTGCTTGTCTACTATGCCGTATTGTATGGGGCGCAGGCACTGATCCTTGATCCAAAGTCGGAACGTACCGGCTGGGCGGAGAACCTCGACTTTATGGAAGATCAAATCAACATCGTCAACCTGACCAGTGAGGAACAAAACCGTGGGCTGCTTGATCCTTATATCATCTTGTCCAACTTGAAAGATTCTGAATCGTTGGCCGTTGATACCCTGACCTTCCTCACGGGAATCTCAAGCCGTGACGCCGACCGCTTCCCAACGTTGCGCAAGGCAATCCGGGCGGTGACGCAAGCACCTGAACCGGGACTATTGAAAGTCATTGATGAACTTCGCCGCGAAGGCACGCCGATTGCACGTAACATTGCCGATCATATCGAATCTTTCACGGACTACGATTTTGCGGCACTGCTGTTCTCTGACGGGACGGCGCGGCGAACAATCGCCCTCGACCGTAAAATCAACATCGTGCAGATCGCAGACTTGGTGCTGCCGGACGCCGACAAGACGCAAGAAGAATATATCACCGCGGAAATGCTGTCCGTCGCCATGCTCATGATCATCAGCACGTTCGCCATCGACTTCATTCACCAAGACCGCGCCCAGTTCAAAATCGTGGATTTGGACGAAGCCTGGGCTTTCTTGAACGTCGCGCAAGGTAAGGCGCTGTCCATGAAACTGATTCGTGAAGGTCGTTCCATGAACGCCGGGGTCTACCTCGTCACTCAAAATGCGGACGACTTGCTCGACGAAAAGATGAAGAACAACATTGCGCAAAAATTTGCGTTCCGCAGTACCGACATCACGGAAATCAAGAACACGCTCAACTTCTTTGGGCTTGATGCCGAAGATGAAGGCAATCAAAATCGGCTCCGGTCGCTAGATAACGGGGAGTGCTTGTTCCAAGACATCTGGGGGCACGTCGGCGTGCTGCACTTCGACTACATCTTTGAACACCTACACCACGCCTTTGACACTCGGCCACCGAAACCCGTGGAGGTGATTGCTGATGACGAAAGCTAACCGTCGGCGGCTACTGCTATTTCTCGGTGTTGTCGCAGCATTCATATTGGTAATGGTGCTTGCCGGAGGTCAGCCGGTACACGCTGCGGGACTAGTTGACGATCAGTCCGGTGGTGCCAATGAATATTCCAAGTACCCGCTATCGCATTATCAGCTCGACTACTTTGTAGACACAAGCTGGGACTGGCTCCCGTGGAACTGGGGCGACGGCATCGGCAAGTCGGTGAGCTATGGCCTGTATGCTATCACCAACTTTTTGTGGACACTATCCGTCTACCTCTCAAACGCTGCGGGCTACCTGATTCAGCAAGCCTATTCTCTGGACTTCATCAAAGATACGTCTGACGCGATTGGGAAGAACATGCAGCTCTTGGCTGGGGTCTCAAAGGACGGCTTCACCACTGATGGGTTCTACCCGGGACTACTCCTGATGATCACACTGGTTGTCGGCATCTATGTCGCCTACACCGGCATCATCAAGCGCGAGACCTCCAAAGCCATCTCGGCAATCGTCAACTTCGTGGTGATTTTCATTACCTCTGCCAGCTTCATCGCCTACGCCCCAGACTACGTGAGCAAAATCAACGAGTTCAGCTCAGACATCAGCACCAGCGCACTCAACACTGGCTCCAAGATGATTATGGGGACTGATACAGCCACCGATAAATCAGGCGTCGATGCGATCCGTGACACGCTCTTTGAAATTCAAGTGAAGCAGCCCTGGACGCTTTTACAGTTTGGGGACAGCGACGCTGACAACGTTGGCAAAGACCGCGTGAACACGTTGATGAAGACCGACCCATTTGGCGACAAAGGCAAAACCCGTACCGACGTGGTGAAGGCGGAAATTGAAGACAACGACAACGAGAACCTCTCACCGACCATGACGATCAATCGGTTGGGCACCACGACCTTCGTTGTCCTGTTCAACATTGCAATCACCTTGTTCGTCTTCTTCCTGACGGCAATGATGCTGTTCAGCCAGATTCTCTTTATCATCTACGCGACGTTCCTACCGGTGTCATTCTTGCTTGCGATGCTGCCGTCTTTTAACGGATTGATGAAGCAAAACATCATGAAGCTGTTCAACACGATCATGACGCGAGTTGGCGTGACGCTGGTGATCACGATGGCGTTCTCGCTATCGGCAATGGTCTACGGATTATCGGCCACCTCACCGTTCTTCCTCGTGGCCTTCCTGCAAGTTACCATCTTCGCCGGTATCTGGATGAAGCTCGGCGACCTGATGGGCATGATGCAGCTACACAGCTCTGACGCCCAGCAAGGCGCACAACGCTTCTCGCGTCGTGGGAACCGCATGCTTCGGCAATTTGTTGGCAGTGCTATGGGCGGCGCAATGGCAGGACGCTTCTTGTCGCGGGGCTATGGCAAGGGGCGCGGAACACCGCAGCTCCCGACGGGAACGCAACGCGAACAGACTGCGGACGCCACGAAACCGCAACAACCCAAGAAGCCACGCAGCCAACGACTGGGTGAGAAACTTGCCGATGTATCTGATGTCGGCAACAAGCTCAAAGCCAAGACCAAGCGTGGCATTGATCAGGTGAAGGACGCACCAACCAACGTTTTATATGGCTTGCATCGTGGTAAGCAACTGACTAAGGAGACCGCCGAAACTGCGAAGGATAGCTTCAAGGGCCGGCGTGAGGCGAACCAACAGGAACGTGACAAACAGCTTGAGCAGCGGCGTAAGCAGATGCAAGAACGCAAGCTCGCAATCAAGCCGAAAGCTGATCCTGAAAAGCCAAAACCAACGACTGCCAAGCAACCGGTTGAACCAACTCGTAAGCCAACAACTGCCACACCTACCAAACCCAAGTCCGAACAAGCTGATACCAGCGGGCAACCAAAGCGCGCTGCCACGAAGCCAACTTCCACTCGGCCTCCAAGCCCCGTGACGAAACTGCAAGCAGAGCCCACAATCAAGCCGCACCAAGAACCAACTCCTCCAACAGATAAACAAGAGAAGCCACTGACCCTCGTTTCCGAAAAACCAGCTAAGCCACGCAACCCAAAGCCACAGCGGATAAAAAAGGCTAAGGGGCGTAAGAAGCGATGAAACTCTGGCGCTGGTTAGCGCTTGCCGCACTCCCAATACTGTTGATTGGTGGTCTGTTCTTTTCAGTCATTGCCTCTGATGATGACGAAGACCAGCCTGCCTCTGCGATCACAGCCGACGCGATGAACTTATCCGCTGAAGTCTACAAGCACAAGCTGACGGTCGAAAAGTATTGTAAAGAGTTCGGCATTTCAGATCAGGTGATGGTGATACTCGCCATCATGCAAGTTGAATCTGGCGGTAAGGGCGGCGACGTGATGCAAGCTAGTGAATCATTGGGGCTGCCGGTCAATACGCTAGATACAGAAGCATCAATCAAACAAGGCGTGAAGTATTTCGCATCGCTGCTGAAAAGTATGAAAGCTGCGGGCGTGGATCTCAACACTGCCATTCAAAGCTATAACTACGGTGGCGGCTTTATTAACTACGTTGCTAAGCACGGCAAAAAATACACGCTGGAGCTGGCAACATCTTTCGCTAAAGAAAAGTCCGGTGGCAAGAAAGTCACCTACACCAACGCAGTTGCTAAGGACGGTTGGCGCTATGCCTATGGGAACATGTACTACGTGTCGGTCATCTCGCAATACCTTGTGACGGGTGGTGCGAAGTTCGACGACAAAACGGTACAAGCCATCATGGATGAAGCGCTCAAGTATCAAGGCACGCCGTATGTCTTCGGCGGCTCAACGCCAACAACAGGCTTTGACTGTTCGGGATTGACTAGTTGGTGCTACGGCAAAGCTGGGATTAAGCTCCCTCGCACTGCACAAGCACAATACGATGCCACAGCGCACCTGGACATCAAAGATGCTAAGCCCGGCGACCTCGTGTTCTTCCACTCAACCTACGATACCGCCGACTATGTGACCCACGTTGGAATCTATGTCGGCGGCATGAAAATGTACAATGCGGGCGACCCGCTGGGCTATGCCGACTTGAACTCAAGCTATTGGCAAGCCCACCTGATCGGCGCTGGGCGCGTGAAGAAGTAGGTGAAGATGATGGATCAAAACGGCATCGGCTACTTTGACTGGATGGATCTCATCACCAACACCTATGACGATGCGCTGCAAAAGGCGCACGTCGATCTCAAATTCGGTGACAACCGTGCATTACGCAATAAGGAACTAGACTTTGCGTCAGGCGAGTGGGAACGCATCAAGTTCTTCAAACAACGCCTGCCCAATACTGACGACCTGTGCCACGTTCTCGACCGCTTCGTTGACCGGATGCCAGAGATGGAATACGGACACCGACGCGAATATCGCCTCGCTGTCGCGCATGAAGTAGCCGTCGATCGATGGCTCAAGGGCAAAGTGTTCGCCCCAGAAGACCGCAAGTATATCCTCGACCGCGAACGCTACTTGGCCGAAGAATATTTCAACAACGACCGTGAACTCGGTCAGTATATCGAAACCGACTATGAAGGCTACAAACGAATCTCGCTACAACGCCTGTTCGTGCGTTTTCTCGATATTTACGATGACTTTTATCGCTGCTATGAAACTAGAAAGGACAAGGTGAACGAACCTTGAGTAAAGACAAAACCCAAAAGAACGGCTGGTTCAAGAAGAAGCCCGGCGCCCCAAAGCCGCCTAAAATTAAACACCGTGGCCTGCGCCGTCCGGTGACCCTGATTTGCTGGGCAGTGTTGATCAGTAGTACCAGCTTCGGTGTCTACAAGAATATGACCGCCATTGACACCCACACGGTGCATGAAGTCCAAGTGATCAAGACCAAGGTGATCGACACGCACGCCTTAGCGACCTTCACCACCGACTTCGCCAAGCTCTACTACTCGTGGCAGCCAAGCCACGAAGCGCTCGACCAGCGGCAGAAAGCCTTGCAGCCATATCTTGTGGAACAACTGCAATCGCTGAACGCTGACACCGTGCGGAGTGACATTCCCACCACGGCCACAGTTAGTGAGGTCAAGGTCTGGGACGTGAGCAAGACAACTAAAGACACGTTCCGTGTGTTATTTACGGTGAAGCAAGACCTCGCCAAAGGCAAAGACAAGAAGTCTGTGACCGGTACTTACACCATTAACGTCATGCAAAATGACAACGGCGATATGGTGGTCACTAAGAACCCAACGATTGCCGCTGAACCAGCAACGGCTCGAATCAAACTGCCAGACACCCAGTCTGACAACTCGGTAGACAGCAGCACCGCAGATGACGTAACCAAGTTCCTCAAAACGTTCTTCGCTTTGTACCCACAAAGTGATCGCAACGAACTCAAGTATTACGTCAAGGATGGCACGCGACCAATCGAACGCAACCTCAAGTTTGTGGAACTTCTAGATCCAGTCTTTCAGCAAACTAAGCGCGGTCTGATTGTCACATTATCTGTGAAGTATCTCGACACTGACAATGATATGAGCCAAGTATCGCAATACAACCTGACCCTCTCCAAGCAGAGCAACAACTGGATAATCACTGACGGCATCTAAAAAAATACCCGGCACGACCTCACGCTGAAACTAGCGTAGCAGGTCGTGCCGGGTATTGTCGTTATTCTGGAATTGTGACAGTGTTGCGTCTGCGGACTTTACGAATGATTAGATAAGGCAGGTAGCCGAAGACGAAGGCTAAGATTGCGACTTTGGTAAGCACTCTACCGATCTGAAACATGACGAAGATTGCTAACGCAGCAACCGCCAGTATAACGACCACTCGCATGATTGAATAGAAGAACCACAGAAACAGTGGCAAGGCAAAATATGCCAACACACAGACTAGCAAGGCTGCTATGATCATTACCCAGCCTTGCATGAAGAATGGGGATAGAACGTGCCACCATAGCGCACCGACCACATCACGAATACCCGTGAACAACGTCATTAGTAACCCGCCAATGATATTGGTAGCGAAGTCAATAAAAGTATCTAGCCCAGCGTTCACGGTTGAAATCAATGTCCCAATCATCAACAAGTACCTCCTCCATTTCGTATTGGAGCTTGAGGATACCAGATGTTGAAGAACAAATGCAAACAGTTCTAACCACACGGATGCCACTTATTGGCTTATCTTTAATGTACAGCGCTTTTATCCTCCAGTTACCCGCGCAACACTACGCCACCACACAATAGTGCTACCACGGCCGGTAACACTTGGATCAAGAATATTTTTTTGGTGACCGTCAGTCCGCCAAAAATACCAACTATCAAAACAAATCCGGCAAGTCCAAGCTGAACCAGTCTCATCACAGCGATATCAGGAACCCCAAACGTTGCTAACAGCGACACACCAAGCATTCCGTTATAGATACCTAAATTCTTCAACGCCACTTGCGCTCCTGGTTGTTTGACAAACGACTTGTCCATCTCAAAGGCTGACGATTGTATATCTGCATCTGCAAACATCTCCAACGCCATGACAATGAGGTGTATCACACCTAGCGCAATCACTAGGCAGGTAAATACTATCGTCATCTTCTACCTCTAATATGGCCCATTGACTAACGCCACTGGCACCGTAAATAATAGCCCATTGTCCGACAAGGGTTTGAGTGTCTCCAGCACTTCCTTTAGGCTCGCACGATCCACCACCGTCTCGATCACGATTGGCAGGTGGTCGCTCTTGTGCGCTGCGGTTTCTTCGTGCACATGGCGGCCGTCGTCATAGCCTGCGATACCGCGGGTGACACTGACCCAGCGCACGTGCATCGCTTGCAAATGCGCCACGATCTTGGTGTAGTGGTCTGGGGCAAAGTGCTTATTGTCTTCTCGGGTAAATAACTTCACGTCATAGTATGCTGCGGTATCGTCCATCTCAATGTCACTCCCTGTCTGTCCTTGAACCGTCGTAATCTGACCGCGATCGTCAACGAGCTGCGTCAGTTCAGCCAAAATTGCCTGCAAGTTGTCGCCGCTTTGTACCGTTTCGATGATCACCGGCAAGTCGTTGCCGCGTCTTGGTTTGCGTAGGCTTTGGCGCATCTCGTTATACTTATTGACGCCCATGATTGTGCGGCGGATCGTGCCGTCGACGATTCCACGCTGCCAGAAATATGCGAAGATCTGCTTCACCAGTTCTTGATGGGTCGGCGTCTGCATGACCTCATCAGTCACCACCCGAATCAAAGTTGCTTCTGTCATCGTTCTCCTCCTACCACGCGTCAGCGGCGATCAAGGCTTGGGCCTTGGTGCCGTAATTATAGGTCATATTTTCTGCGGTCACATCAACGTTACTGTAGCCGAAAGCACCGGTGGTCAACGTCCGCGTATACAACGCCGCATAGGGAAGCTGTTCACGGGTAACTAACCTTAGCTCCTGATCAACGTCGTACGGGAGCACACGGAGCGTCCAGCTGGTGAAACGGCCGGCGTCAATAGTCAACAAGCCATACTGAGCGCGCCCGGCGGCTAATTGCGGCTGCGGTGACGTCGCTAAGCCGACGCTACCGGGGTTCATGATGTAGCGGCCATCAGTAGTTTGACGCATCAGTGGCTGGTGGGTGTGGCCATACAGCGCAATGTCTGCGTCACTGCCGGCCAGCAACGCATCGAAGTTCTGTTGCTTAGCCACAGGTTCTGCTTGATGACCACGGCTGGTGGTCGGCGTTGCGTGAAATATGCTCAACTTCACGCCATCGATCACTAATACTTGATGTAGCGGCCGACTAGCCAACCAACGAAACTGTGTCGCGGTGAGATGCTCGCGGTCAAAAGCCGACGTGATGATCGCCACGACTGCCTTTTGGTTCTTCTCAAACGTCACGAACCGGTGGTGCAACAGGCTAGCATAAACTTCTTCGTGGTTACCGATCACCCACGCCAGCGGTTGGAGTACTTGAAGTGCCTGCACACACGCTGCTGGCTCTGGGCCACGGTTGCCAATGTCGCCCAACACCATGTAATCGGTGGCGTGTTGTTCGTGTGCATCTTGCAGCACAGCTTGCAGGGCACTGTAATTACCGTGTACGTCGGCGATCACTGCGATCTTATGCATCTACTCACCTCCCGGGTCAGAAAGAAAAAACGTCTGCCTCATTACCCCGCTACAGCACAGGGCATTAAGACAGACGTCATCAACAATTAGCTTGTATTAGGGTGAACGTCATCACCATTTCACTTGTTCACCGTCAATATAACATCGTTGCGGACAGAGTTCAAGCGCTTACCCATGCACTGACCCGATCAGCTAATAAGTGACGATCACGCTGTATTCGATCAGCCAGATAAGCCGCAGCCACTTGGTCTTTTTCAGTTGTCGCATCAGCTGTGAGCTGACGGGTATCGCACCAAATTCCCGTCAGCAAAAGCCCTGCTGACAAAGGCGAAAGTATCACGCCACGCTCTTGATAGAGTTCGGTGAGTATCGTGTTGACACTGGCCACAGGTTCGAGACGAATGTATGCCGGATGACTAGCACGAAAACCACTCATCCGGTGATTATCCACGACCGCTACAACGTTGGCTTCACTAATGTCTGGAGCACTCACCGCCAAGTCGTTATGGCCGACCATCACCACACCGCCCGCGGCCCCAGCAACTGCCTTGACCACTAATGGCGGTTCCACTCCCCAGAATTTCACAATGTCCCGCATGACCGGTGACAGCCGCGTATAAGCACTTGGCGCAGCGTCTTTGCCGAATGCGGAGGCCAGAAGCGCGGCGTTGATGACGGCAATGTCAATTCCTATGGTTGATTGCCGCGGGCCGATTGTTAAAATATCCATGTTATCGTCTCCTTCTAGAAAAAAGACACCTAGCCCCGGACTAAATGCCCGAAACTAGGTGTCATTAGTTTAATAACGGTTATGGCGAACACCTTCGCCTATCATGACCGAGGCCAATATAACACCATTATCCATGATTGTCTACGGGTGTCGTTATCGAGTAAGTGAGTACTGCCGTATCTCACCACAGGCTACCCAGCCACACACCGATGGTCAGGGTGACGATCCCGGCTCCCGTCGTGCCAAAATAATACCAAGCAAACGCACGGTAACGCCGGTTGCGCAATAAGATAAACGCGTCAGTCATGAATGTTGAAAAAGTCGTGTACCCACCACACACACCGGTCAAAAGTAGCAGTGACCACGCTTGCGGCAGTGCGCACATCGCCAAAAATCCCGCTAAGAAGGCACCACTAGCATTGATCACAAGCGTCGCCAGCGGCACCCCAGGCCACCAGTTCTTGCCTAGCTGCGTCAGCACGTATCGCATCACGGCGCCGACCCCCGCTCCTAAAGCCACTAACATCACCATGTCTGTCGCCGCCTTCCCCAGGCTTCGGCGCATAAATACCCGCCAAACGCCGCGCCTAAACCAACAAGCAGCTCAAGCAAGAAGATCCCGATCGCATACACCGGCGATTCGCCAACGTGTTTGTAAAGGTTCAGTACCATCGTCGAAAATGTCGTGAACGCGCCGACAAAACCAGTCCCTAACGCCAAAATCAGCCAGCTCGGCAAGTCGATGTACACCGCTAGACCGTATGTGACAAACGCCAGTATGAAGCTGCCCAATAGATTCACCGCCGTGGTGCCGAGCATCGTGTCGGCATCATTGAGCCACAAGCCGATTCCCCAACGGGCGGCCCCACCGAAGCAGCCGCCGATGAACACCGCTAAAATATCTTGGTATCGCAATCGCTGCATTGAACTTCCCCCTAAAACACGGCTACCAAAATACTGGCAGCCGTGTGGTTACACTCATTAAAATTTAATATAACGCCTAGCATTATAGCAAAACGTACAGCTGTAAGACAAGTCCGCCTTTTGCATGAAAATTTGTCGGTCTGGCTTGCGCAAAATTTCGTAAGGGAGTATGCTTTGGGTGTTAAAAGTTAATCGGCGATGACGTTCGCCACTAAAACTAATTGGTAAATCAATTTGATGACGTCTACTGCACAGATTTTGCGTGCAGTAGACGCCATCTTTTTTTACCGGAAGGAGCACAATTATGTCAGTAGTGATTGAATCTGTGAAGGCGCGCGAGATCTTCGATTCCCGCGGCAACCCAACTGTTGAGGCCGATGTTATTCTGTCGGACGGTACGCTCGGCCGCGCGGAGGTACCATCTGGTGCATCGACCGGCGAAAAAGAAGCCGTCGAGTTGCGCGACGGCGGCGACCGGCTCCAAGGCAAAGGCGTCTCAAAGGCCGTGGCCAACGTCAATACCGAGATCAACAAGGCTTTGCACGGCGCCGACCCCTTCAACCAAGCCCACATCGACCAGCTAATGATCGACTTAGACGGCACACCTAACAAGGCACGCCTAGGGGCTAACGCGATCTTAGGGGTGTCAATGGCCACTGCCCGTGCAGCAGCCAACGCCTTGCACACACCGCTGTATCGCTACCTCGGCGGCACCGACTTGGAGCTGCCACAAACGTTCCACAACGTGATCAACGGTGGTGAGCACGCCGACAACGGCATCGATATTCAGGAATTCATGATCACCCCAGTCGATCGTTCCAGCTTCCGTGATGGCTTCGAGAAAATCGCCAACACCTACCACACCTTGAAGAAGGTGATCGAAGAAGCCGGCTACACCACGGGCCTCGGCGATGAAGGGGGCTTTGCGCCTGACCTCAAGAACTCCGAAGACGCCTTGCAGATGCTGCATGACGCCATCATCAAGGCAGGCTACACGCCTGGCAAGGAAATCGCCATCGCCTTTGATGCGGCGGCATCATACTTCTACAACCGCGATACCAAGAACTATGACTTTGAAGGCAAAACCTACACGCCTGCCGAATTAGGCGAATACTACATTCACCTGCTGGACAAGTTTCCAGAAATCATCTCCATCGAAGATCCTTATGGGGAAGAAGACTGGGGCCACTTCGCTGACTTCACCAAGAAGTACGGCGACCGCGTGCAACTAGTCGCAGACGATCCGGTCTGCACTAACCCAGCCTTGATCAAAGACGCCATCAAACAAGGCATGGCCAACAGTATCTTGATCAAGCTTAACCAGATCGGCACGGTCACCGAAACACTGGAAGCGATCCGATTAGCGCGCAAGAACGGCTACACTACCATGATGTCACACCGTTCTGGTGAAACCGGCGACACCTTTGTCGCTGACTTTACCGTCGCCACGAACGCTGCGCAACTCAAGTCCGGCGCCCCGGCCCGTTCCGAGCGTGTGGAGAAATACAACCAACTGTTGCGGATCGAAGAAGAACTCGGCGCTGACGGCACGCGCTTAGCCCACTTCCCTGATTCAGTCGACTTCGACTGATCAGCATTGACCAAACGGCCGAGCACGAATATGTGCGCGGCCGTTTGTTATCTTGCAGAAAGCTGGTGTCTACTATGACCGAAAAAAACGATCTAAACGGCCTCGCCCAAGCCGAAGCTGACCGGCGACTGGCCCGTGATGGCTTCAACGAAGTGGCCGAACCCCCCTTCAACTTTGCCACGGCCATTATCACTCGCCTGTGGGAGCCTAGCGCGTGGATACTCGAAGCGGCGCTGATCATTGAAATCGTGTTAGGCAAGGGCATCCAAGCCGGGTTCATCGTGCTAATGTTGCTCTTTGCCGCGGTCAATGGCGCAATTCAATCTCGCCGCGCCAACACGGTCTTACGCAGCCTATCACATGACTTATCGCCGACCACCGCGGTCAGCCGCGATGGCAAGTGGAAACAGGTGTCAGCCAAGCACTTAGTCGTTGACGACCTCATCAGCCTACGCCAAGGGGACATTATCCCCGCCGACGTGCGTCTGCTGACGGACACGCTGGAAGTCAACGAAAGCAGTATCACAGGCGAAGCCAAGGCCGTCAACCGCACCCCTGGTGATACCGCCTATGCCGGCACCGAAGTCCTCTCCGGCAATGCCTTAGCGATCGTCACCGCCACCGGTGCTAATAGCCGCAGCGGCAAAACGATCAGCCTGATCAACCAAAGCTCGGCGCCGGGCCATTTGCAGAAGCTCTTGGGCAAAATCATCGGCTATCTAGCAGCACTCGATGCGGTGTTGGCCGTGCTATTGATCATCGTGGCCATTGTCCGCCATGAAGACTTGGTCGCCATGCTACCGTTTCTGGCAATGCTGTTCATCGCAACGATCCCAATCGCCATGCCATCGAGTTTTGCCGTTGCTAACTCGGTCGAAGCCAAGGTCCTGAGCACCAAGCGCGTCTTAGTTTCCGACCTCACCGGGATTCAGGAAGCTGCCAATATGAATGTGCTACTCGTGGATAAAACCGGCACGATCACTGCCAACAAACCCGCTGTGGTGGCCTTCTACAACTGGTCAACGCTCCCAGACGCCGACGTGACCCAACTGGCGATCAGTGCAGCAGATACGCGCAATGCCAGCGTGATCGACGCGGTGCTATTCAACTATGCTCAAGCACACAACATTAAGGCCTGGCCTCAGCATGAATTCACGCCGTTCACCTCCGGTATCGGCTACTCCCAAGCCACCGTGGTCACCGATAGCGCCACCGTCAACGTGAAACTCGGGGCATTGAAAAAATTGGCGACGCTGGCCACCAACCACCCAGACTTATCGGCGGTCAACTTCGCCGAAGGCCGTACGGCAGCCGTGGTCGTTGATTCACAACTAATAGGCTTGTTCGTACTCCAAGACCAACCTCGGGCAGATTCCGCAACTGCCATCAAGGCTCTGCAGGCACGCGGCGTCAAAGTGATCATGCTGACTGGCGATAACCAAAAAACTGCCGCCGCGATTGCCCAAGCAGTTGGGCTAAACGGTGAGGTGCGCTCGTACACCGAGGTTAATGTCGGGACCAAAATTGCAGACCTCGCAGGCATCGCCGACGTGACCCCAGAAGACAAATTGGCGATGGCCAAGCGTCTACAAGGTGAAGGCTATGTGGTCGGTATGACCGGCGACGGGGTCAACGACGCACCCGCCTTGAAACAAGCCGACGTTGGTATCGCCGTTGACAGTGCCGTTGACCTCGCCAAGCGCTCGGCGCGCATGGTCTTGCTAGCAGACGGCCTAACCCCGATCATCGAGATCCTAGATGCCGGCCACCGCGTCTATCAACGCATGATGACCTGGACGATCACCAAGCTTTCACGCACCGCGGAGCTGACACTCCTGCTGACATTAGGTTATCTGATTCTCCACTTCATTCCGCTGACCTTAAACGCGATGATCCTGGTCGCGATACTGAATGATTGTGTGACCCTTGTGCTCGGCACTGACCTCACGACGATCACCTACCAGCCAGAAAGCTGGAACCTGGCCAAACTTAGCAAGATTGCTGGCATCTTGGCCATAGGCTGGTCAGCGGTCGGCTACGGTTGGCTGACTTGGTTGCAACGGCTTGGTCTAACGACTGGACAAGTCAGCACCGGCCTTTACGTCTATCTGATTTTTAGCGCGATGCTGACGATCCTGATGACCCGCACTCAAAAGCCGTTTTGGGCTAGCAGACCCAGTCGTGCCGTGGCAATAGCAATCGGCTGCAACTGCGCATTGACGCTGGTTCTGGCACTGACCGGCTGGGGGATCGCCGCACTCAGTCCCGCCTTGATCGGCCTAGCAATCGTGATCACTTTGTTAACGGGCATTGTGCTGACGGCGATTCGATTTGCGGCACACATCTAGCGAACTTTCACCAGATCCACACCGCTCCTGAACCCATTGGCCAATGTGTATTGGCTAATGGGTTTTTTGCTTTCCTACGATTTTAGTTACCTAATTTAACGTTTTGGTTTCACCGCCACGCTCAAATTCGGTCTGTATAAGTGTAACTAATTTTCTGCAAATCTAGGGAGGCTGTATTCATGAGTAGTGAGCGTGAAGTGTCAAAAATGTTTGTCCGATATATGCAACGTGTGCTTCGTAACGAGCGAATCAACATTTACCGAAAGCACCTCAGAGATGTTAAGGAAACGCCGCTTGAGGACTGGTTATTAGAGGAAATCGTCGAACCATCCCATCTATCTGACTTTCTTCTGACCGAAGACGAAGTTGCCCATCTCGAATCATTCATCGAAAATGAGCGCCTTGCCAACGCGGTTGCAACCCTCTCTACACCTGATAAGATGGTGTTGTATCAATACTACTATTCCGAACTGAACGACGTAGAAATTGGCAGTCATATTGGCAAAACTAGTCAAGGCGTGAACAAAAGGCGCCGCCGGGCACTTTTACGCATTAAGAAGGCATACGAAAACATGTAGTGAATACGGAGGAGTGTTCGATGCATTATACAGAGGTCGATAACCTGATCCCGGTTATCTTGGCAGCGCAGGACGGAGACGACGAGGCAATGTCCCAACTACTCGATATGTTCAGCCACGATTTCGATCGCGAGGCTGCATACGGAAAAAGCTATGTCGATCCCGATTTAAGGCAAGAGCTTCAAATCAAGTTTGTATTTAGCATTCAGCGCTTCAATGTTGCTGAACACTTAGAGCAACTGCCTACACCGTTAAGTTCAAGATTTTGTCGTAAATAACTCGTTTCAAATTTTTTATGGTTTTGGTTTCATCTGGACCCGTTCCCGCTGTCTGTATATACAGAAGCGGGATTTTCTTTTGTCCGCTATGTCCTTTGACAACCGAATAGAATCATTCAACAACGAAGGCTCCGCAACGCCACGACCTCCCACGAGCGAGCGATTAACCCAGTGAGCCGGACACTTGCACGTCACCCTGACGAAACAAGGGAGAGAGGATCGTATTTAGTTCCTCGATAGCCGGTTGGGACCGGGCTGAATGATGACGAATCACTTTATTATTTTTTGCACTAGGTATTGTTGCACGTAACTTTTGGATGGTAGACTGGAGCATCGGTACGATCCGTGCTCCCCAGAAAGGAGAAGAATATGGTTCACGTGATCACGATGACGAAACACGAACTGATTGCTCTTGGGTATGGTGCCTCACGCGCACAGGACATTATTAGACGCGCTAAGCTGCTGATGGTGCGCAAAGGTGTTCCCTACTACAAAAGCCCGAAGCTCGGACGCGTACCGGTAACTGCTGTTGAAGAAATACTGGGTCTCCAAATTAGCACGCGCACGTTGGCAGAACTCGCCAAAACCATGCACTCCGAAGCACCAAAGGAGAAATAAAACATGGCTACAACTAAAGACCCAATCAAAACACGCAAGAATGGTACTTTCTACTTCCGCGCTTACCTCGGTGTTGACCCTAAAACAGGCGAGAAGATCCAGAAGCAGGTTGGTGGCTTCACGACCCGTCGTGATGCACGCAAAGCCTACAAGGAAATGGTCGGTGGCGGTGTAGAGGAAGTTGTCGCGGAACGTGACCAACAACACATTCAATTCAAACAATTCTGGGAAGAATTCTTTCTTCCGTGGTACAAGAACCAAGTCAAGCCGCAAACCTTCGACAGTCGGCGTTCCAGTTTGAAGCACTTCAAGATGTTTGAGCACATGTACATGGACAAGATTAAGCCGGTGGACATACAGAAATGGCAGAACCAAATGACCTGTCAAGTAAGTAAAAGCTACACCCGATTAGTCCAATGCATGCTATCGCGCGTCTTTCAACGAGCCATTGTACTCGACTTCATGAACGAGAACCCTACTAAGACTGTCGGCAACGTCAAGAAAGTGAAGAACCAAGTGGACTTCTGGACGAAGGAAGAATTCGAGGCGGTCATTAAGACCTTCTATATCGAAGACTTCTACCAGCACTTCTGCTTCTTCACCCTGTGGTTTCTGTTTATGACTGGTATGCGCATCGGTGAAGCAACCGCCCTGCAATGGGACGACATCGACTTTGAGGAAGGCACAGTTCGGATCAACAAGACGCTGTGGTTACGCAGCTACACGAACTACTCCTTCTCCACACCGAAGACCAAAGCCAGCAATCGCACGATTCCACTGGACGCAAAAACGCTTGAGCTTCTCTCCGATTGGAAGAAAGCACAAGCGCTTGAGTGTAAAACTGATTTTGTTCTATCGTTCAACGGCGTTCCTACTCGCCGCGATCTGGTCATGCGAATCATTAAGCGGCATGCAGCTCTGGCAGGAGTACATCGCATCCGCGTTCATGCTTTACGGCATTCACATGCTTCGCTATTGATCAGTCTGGGTGAGAACCCACTGGTGATTAAAGAACGCCTCGGTCATGAAGATATTCAGACGACGCTCGGAACTTACGGGCATTTATATCCGAATATGAACTTCGAGGCCGCCAAACGGCTGAATGGTCTAGTCGAAATTTCGACCGCTAAATCAGACGTAGCGCAGGTTCAAAACAACGGTGTTACCGCTGGACTTGCACCAGAAGTTGCACGATAGTTGCACGAACGGGTTAGGCAGTCATCAAAACGCTGATATACCGGCGTTTATAAGCCGATTCTGTCTATTCCCACTCAATCGTTGCATTTATTGACCTAATAGCTTTTGAATATATGTGTTCCATTTTCTTTCCATATTTTGGTTAAATTTCGCATTTTATGCACAAAAAAAGCCCTCCACCCGCGTTAGCGAGCAGAGGACTATTTGTTACCTGATATATAGGCTTTCACCTGGATGAATGACGCTGTAGATTGATTTGCCGTTGTTAGCGGCTAACGTGTACATGCTGATGCCATACTTTCTGGAAGTGCTCCAGAAGCTGTCACCATAGCGGACTGTGTAGTACGTGTGGCTTACCAGCGAAGTATATCCAGACGAACGCGAGCCATAGCTCTCCCCACCATTCACGCCCAAGGCAACATAACGATACCTGCCTGAGTAGCTGAGATAACGTGCCCAAACATATGTGCCACGGATATACACGTGATCATAAATCACACTTTCACCGGGTGCATAGCTACCAACGGATGCATATCCGGTACCAGCACCGGTGCGGATGTTAACAGTCGTGGAAGGTTTGAAAACACCAGTTTGCGCATAGTCGGTATCACTGGCTGCATTCGATTTCGCTGGTTGGCTTGGTGCCGGTGTTACAGGCACCGACGGAGTTGCTGGCTGCTTCGAGTATCCATTATCGGTCACACCAAGCAGATCAACGTTACCATCGAGGCCTTGCGACAGCCCAAATGCGCTCGTGTACTGCCAAATAGCTACCCCATCCATACTCGGGAAATAACCGTAGTCTGGTTTGGTAGTTGGTAGATAATCACGGTAAGCAGCAATCCAAAGGCTGTTAGGAAATTCTTTCAGGATACGCTGATAATCGACGTGTGCCAATGTATATGGCTTGTAACTGTAATACATGGGCGTGTAGCCTTCTGAACGAATGCGCCGCATGCCAGCTAAAATTGCATCCGTATTAGCTGCCATATTGCCAGAAGCACCATCTTCGTAGTCCAAAGCAACGATGCTTCCCTTTGGTGTCTGCGCTTTGATACGAGGCATATAACGGTCAAGTGCTTCTAACCCCAACTGGCTACTTGCACCAACACCATACCAGATGTAGCTATGCACACGTTTTCCTGCTGCCTTGGCACTGGCAATTTGGCTATCGTACGTCCACTGATCGATGTAAGTGCCACCGTAAGTGCCACCAATCTGAGCGATGACGAACTTATCTTGATCGGTGCCGTATCGTCCACTTGCTCCCTGATACTTTGACCAATCAGGTCCCTGATCACCCTTTGCCGCATTGACATGTGATGGCAGGGCAAAAGAAATAGCCGCCAAAAAGGCGACTACCAAAGTAATTAGTTTAGTTTTAAATTTCATGGGCCCTCCTTATTTCTGTGGAGCAACAGAATCCGGTGCCATTTGAGCCTTAACTGCATCTGCTGCTGTTTGAGCTGCGGCAGCTACCTTGTCTTGATTAGATGCTTCCTGATCAACTGTCTTTTGTGGATAGGTTTCTGCTAGGCTGTCTTTCAAGTCCGCGTAGGACTGTTCAACTGCGTTGGCAATTGTCTGCTCGTCTGTGCTGGTGAAGCCAAGCGACTTCAAACCATCTTTAACTGCTTGAATGGCAGTCGATTTCTTGACCGCACCATCAATCGCCTGTGTCACACCGAGCTGTTCTGCCGCAGTTACGGCCGCGTTTGCCAATGGGCCTAATACCTTTACCAAAGTGAGTGCCTGCTTGTTAGCCAGCAACTGTTTTGAAATCCAAGCCCCAATGATTGGGACTGCTGCTACTGCAAGTGATACTACAAGATCTGTCCAATTATTCATGATTGTTTTCCTTTCTGAGGCGTTCATTCTCACGTCTCAAGCGGTCATTTTCTGCGCGTAATCTGTCATTCATATCCTCAAGCTCATCATGCCTGTTTTTCCGTTTACCCTCGCGGTATGTCAAGTAGGCAATAACGGCCGATGCTATACCGGCAATGTATGGAGCAGAATCAACTATTGCTTTGGTTATCGCTGCTGTCACGGCTGTCACTCCTTCGCGCCAGAATCAGCACGAAGGCTGTTATGATCGCATTGCTGATCCAACATGTGTAGATTCCAGTTGAGATTGTTGTCAGGAATTGAAGCATTGTCAGGAATGACATCAAAAAACTGGTAGTTGTGAGCAACATACGATTGATTACTGCCGACTGTTCTTCCCATAGCACCCAACCCCCAATTCCGAGTCCGTCAACAACAAACAAAAACCCCACAATGTCATCGTTTAACCAGTCAGAGTAGTGTGGGGGCCAGATGAAATAATGGTCATTGATGATTAGAAACAAACCAATGGCAACCATGCCAATGGCGAGTGCTGCGTGTGTTGGGTGATCTCTAATTTTATTTAGCATTGTCATCACCTCCTAACTCAAGAGTGGCGCAATAAATGCCGCAAATTGAGTATCAACAAGCTTGAAGCGGTCATAGACAATGCTTTGCAGATATTGGTAATTTACAAGGCGTCCTGCAATAGGCCATTTTGCTACTTCTTTATTGTAGTTAGCAATGCCAATATGAGACCCATAATCTGTGAAGCGCTTAATGATGTTATCTTCACGCATGATGGTTTTGCGCAATTCATAATAACGATCATTTAGCTGTTGTGGATAAGCCTGTGCAATCAGATCAAAATACTTGTTATGAGTTGTTCCAAATCGCATTTGGACAACTGGGAAAGCATTAACATTTGTATCTGCACGGCCAATTCCGTTGTAGTCATTGAAGAACATCTGGTCAAGATCATATGGTATGACAGTGAAGTGATCGCCGTTGTCCCACGTTACCCATTCCAGATTGCGTCCACATGAATCAACGCTGCCCATCAAGTTGTAGAAAATAATGTAATCAATTGCGGCTTCAACAGATGTTTGCAAAGTGTTAGCTTTGAACGTCTCAATATTACCGTCATTGACCATTTTAACAAAGGCATTGAACTTAGCTTTTTGGTCATCTGTTAAGGTGTCAGGAATATTAGGCTCAAATTCAACTTCAAGGCCATCTCCTGTACCATCGCCCCATTTGGTGACTGCTGGAGCTTGGAACATAGCTGCGCCTTTTTCGCTTTCACCTTCAATAACAAACTTGGTTGTATCTTTACCATCGACACCATACGTAGCTTCTTTAGCACCGCTCCGGAAGAAATATAACCCTTGGTAATTATCGTTGAAGTACAATTCAACTGGTTTGCCATAGCATTGACCAAGATAAGCTGTGCTGTTCAAATCTGGAGAGAACGTTTTTCGCGAAGCCGCAAGATCGTGCATGATTTCATTGCCAATGTTATCAAGCGATAAGGTAGGATCGTTGTAGAATGCTTTCAAAACAAAATCACTTGCTGGTGCAAACTTAGGGTCTATCTGCATTGGCAATTTGGTTTTCATCGTAGCATCGGTGTACGGCTTAAACTTGTAAGATTTTTTAGGTAGGCTTTGCGAAGACTGTCCTTGCCACGAAGTTTTGGTATAACCGTTGATAATATACGTTCCATCTTGGTAAATGAACCGGTTAGTTGTTTTGTCAGTACCACTTGCTGGTACATCACCATATAGCTTTACAATCGGCAAAGCGTTGGCATTATTAGCCGTGCCTGAATTTTTGTCATCAGAAGAAGCATTAACTTTGTAAAAAGAAAAGTCGGACAAATGATATGACATTTTATCCGTTGGCATATCATTGTGCAAGCCAATGTTGGCAGAAACGGCTTTGTTATTTGATAACTGATTCAATGCTGGAATGATAACATCAACTGTTTTTGGATCGCCTGCCACGATTTTAAAATTAGCAAGAATGTAATGACTAATGTAGTTACCGTCAGCGGCTTGCATATCAACAAATACGCTCCAACTGCTTGTTATATCAGTAGCAATTGTTGTCTTAAATTCGGTTGGGTTATCAAACATGTTTGGAATATCAGTCGGTCGCTGGTTAAATGCAATATCGCTGTTGATACCTGTTTTTTCCGAGTGGATATGCAAAGCAGGACGGTTGTCATAATATTCAAAATCTTTTGAAACGTCGTTTTGAATGAATAAGCTGTTGCCACCGTAACGATTAAAAGTATTCGTAGTAAAGATAGCATCAGGGTCGTTTACATCATTAGGAACGTTCTTAAGAGATAAATCGGACATCATAAGAACGAAGTCCTTGTCATTATTATCAAAGTTAATGACAAAATTAATTGCTGAAACCGTAGACATATCAATACTTGCAACGTTACTGATGATAGGCATTAAGAATTCAATGTTACTGTCAATTGAAGCAAGAAGCTGTTTTTTTCCTAATGGAATTGTAACGTTCTTTGTTGGATCATTGTCAATAACATCAATTCGCATTGTAAGTGCTGTTTGTTTTGTTGCATTGGCAATGAATTTGAGTAACAATTGTTGCCAGTTAATCGTATTGGTTTTATCCATATCTGCTGGATTTGCAAAATGGATCATAATATCTCGGTTGCCATTAATGTTGTTTTGGTTAGGGTTGATAGTCAGCCAGTCAATCCCATCTGTGTGGTTATGAGCAATGTAAAGACCATTACCACACTTGAGGTAACCTTGTTCAAGAATTTCTTCAATTGAAGTAGGCAGATAGTTTTTGCCAGTCGCTTCTTCACGTGCTTGACGAGTGTCAATTCTAATATCGTTGACCCACATATCAGTTGCAGAAAGATTTGAAATGACAAAATCAATAATCGTTACATTGGCAAGATTGACAAGGCCAAATGTATTTAACTTAGGAATAACGAACGAAAGATTGCTCATTTCTTCTGCGGTTAAATGCGCATATCCAAATGTAACACGTTGAACGTTGCCATCGTTCGTGAAGACGTCAACTGAAAGTTTAACATCAGTGTCTGCTTTAACGTATCCGTTGAACTCATAGCGGTGCTGATGATTAAGCAAGTCTTGTAAAAGTTCAGGACGCTTGCCAGCATCAATTGTTGAAAAAACATCATACCAGCCGTTGCTACCAGTATAAGTGAATTTAGCGAAACGTTTACCATTCAAATCAGCATAAGAGAAATTACCATTGTTACATTGAAGCTCGTTTACCTTATGCGTTAATAATCCCTGGTCGGGAAACAAATTGTGCATTTTGTTGACTTTGTACGCAAGCGGCTGATCGTCAGTCAAATTAGTTGGCAACGAAAACCGTGTAATTTTGCACAAGCCAATGTTGTAATCTACCGAATCGTCAAGCGGTGATAAGCCAATATTAACGCTCGTAACTTCCAAGCCTTGCGGATTTACTTCGTTTACTTGTGGCGTCATGACATGAACATGATGATGAATGCCTGCTTCTAGCGTTAAATTGTGCTTGAGTACCGTTCGGTAAATGCCAGTTGCCGTCACTAAATCCATGAACACATCAAAACGCAAAGCACTTTGAGATAAAATATCAAAACTGAAATCGAACGCTTCGTATGCCAATGAACCTAAACGTTGGTCTGCCTTAGTCAAGGTAAAGTAAGCGTCCATGTTGCCATCGCCACTCTTGCGATCACCAATGACGTTAGCGAAGTCCATTCCGTCGGTGTAAACCCACTTTTTGGAAGCGGCAGAATTAACTATCAAGGCGCTAATATCGCCATCTACAAAATAGCCATTATTGATTAAGTTATCGGAGTTCAGTATATACTGACGAATTGCATCCTTTTGATTGTCAGCAATCCCAGCAGATTGATAAACACCGGCATCTGTCCATGTTCCATTTGTCCAGATGTACTTGTGCCCGTTATCGGCTGCCACCATGATCCCGTTGGCACCATTCGGATATTTTGCTTGAATTGCAGCAAGATCAGCAAAAGCCTCTGGTATAGATACAATTCCAGAAACTGAATTGTCAGTGTATGCTTTGGATTCCGTCAGTGTAGCTGAATCACCATAGCTTGAAAATTCTTTTGCACTAGCTAGTGTCGCAGCGTCTTTGCTGTCAGTCTCGGATTTGTTGTAAAAGTTTCCCTTGCTGTAATTTTTAATGATCGTATTAAAATCGATTTGTAATGCGTCCATTTTATCGCTTAGTGAATTGAGCGTGCCATCGATTATTGTTATATAGTCCTGAGCCTGTTTTTGTGTAATGTCAATTGCCGCAGAAACGACAAAAGGAACATTGAACGTTGATTCTGATCCCGAAGCATCAGACAAACTAAAATAGGCAGTATTAATTTTTCCAGCGACAGATGCAAGAGCATTTGGAACTTGATAAGTGAATTCACCGCCTGAAACATTAACGATGCTAAACCCCGTACTATCAGCGATTACAGCTTGACCATCAGCCGTGTTAGCTTTGAACATTGGTGTAAGGCCGCTAAGAGACACTGGAGCGCCATTGTCCATCAGCGTGGCATCAATCACCACAGCACCCGTTTTGTCCCCCTGACGCAAATATACAGGCTCAGGTGCGATGGCATTTTTTGAATCAAGAGTTACTTTGTAAGTTCTGATTGCCATTGGGTATCAGTCCCTCCATTTTTTCCAAATCTTCATAAGTGTCTTTTGTATCAACGAGGCGCTGATCCTCAAACCCTCGACGCTTACCTTTCAGTTCCCAACCAAATGCTGAATCAGAACTATCTGACGAAACGATGAAGTAGTCCTTGCCACGTTCGGAAACCCAGAAATGCGCATCACTGTAAGCTGTCAAGAATACTTGGTAGGGCTTATCCGTGTTAATCAAATCAAAAACGAGTGGATCAATGTCCACTCGCACTGTTTTGTCTTCTCCCGTTTTACTCTCGCCAATATCACCGACATAGTTTTCTGCCAGCTCATATGCAGGCGTGGCACGAAGGCCATCACGTGTAACCTGCACAGCGTTTTTAGATCCGCTGTATACATTGAAATTTCCCCACACATCAGTCTCAGAACTCGTGACGGCGAGGCGTGCAGTCACAACCCCAGTTGATGGGTCGGTTGCCCCAATGTTGACCTTTTCCAGAGAGGAAAGCCACAGCTTGTTTTCGGCATTAATCGAGCCCCCGCCAGAGAAGTTAAGGTCGGAATCTATCTTAGCGTTAATCTGAACCAGCGGCTTACTTTGCGTCGAGGTCGTAGGAATGGTGATAACGCCGACACTTGTACCGTTGCCGTCTGTTTGTGCCAACCTGAGCGTGTTACCGTCATGGTTATTGATGTCAGTACCGGTTATCATTTGGTTGATACCGCCGATTAGTTGACTACCCTTGTACAGCTCCATAGCTCCACCTTTTAGGCGAATCATGTAGTGGCTTTTCGGGTCTTCCGTTTCGTAGGTGATACCAGAAATGAGGTTACCGAATAGCCGATCAGCGACCACACCATCGGCAGTGACGGCGCTTTTGAATGTTTGACCACCATCAGTAGACACGCCCAGACCAGCACTATTGAGAATCACAACTTTGTTTGAGTCCGACTTGTCAACAGCGATTATTCCTTGATCAGTGAACCTGAGTTCTGTTCGTGCGGCAAGAAGACTGTTTGTTGCAAGCTGGACTTGAGATGTTAGCCATTCATTAGGCACTGGAATCTTGCCGGCAGCTACGTTAGACAGTGTTGATTGTGATGTCTTCTGCTGTTCTGAAAATGACAGGCTACCACATTCAACTTCCGTTTTGGTTCGTGTGCCGCGAATGTCATAATCACTGGTTACTTTGATGATTCGAACCTTATCACTGAAATTAAGGCTCTCATCAATCACCGTAATGTAGTCACCGGGGTTTGCCATCGCGTATTTGTAGCCGACAGATTGTAGATCAACGAGGTTAAGCGTGAGCGAAATTGCCCAGCTCTTGTCAACTTTATCTTTCACAGCAGCAAGCAAATTGTCGGCAACCGTATAGCGCTCGTCAGCAACCGGTACCGCTTCAATTGCACCGAACTTTGGATAATAGTAATCATATAGCGGCGATTTGTACTCAACTTCTAAGCGTTGGCTTGTGGTGTCGTTTGGCTTGCTGTATGCACCATATCCACGGCCATAGGTGGCAAAATTGGTGTTATCCGTTTGAATCTCTGCTGTGTCAAGATTGAACTTTTTGCGGACAACGGTTGACAGGTCTGATCCCATAGCTGGGACAACATGAACCACTGTGCCATAAACAGAGAACTCAACGTTTGCTTGATCGATGATGTCATTGAACAGTGTCAGGCGATCAGACATGCCCCAATCTTGTTTTTCAAAAGCTGTAACCGAGGCCGTGTTGTCGTACGTATAACCAGTTCCAGCAAACAAAGCATCAAGATAAGCTGCAAACGGGTGCGACCCATTCCAAGTCTCGTAGAAACCGGTCTTGCTCATCTTGTAGAAGAATGCCTGAACCGCGCTGAAGGTGATTGTGTTGTCCTTGTCATTCTTGGTGTAGGTCACAACAACGTAGTCTTCATCAAGGAAAGACAGCGTCCATCCTTTGCTGATGTTGTCTTTGACGTCTTGGCCAAAATAAATTGTGCCAGAGAGGGACTTCTCGCCATTCACTGCATCTGTCTTCTCGATCTCGCACTGGGCCTGATATTCATTATTCTCAACGTCTGTGAATGTAATCAATAATCACGCCTCCTATGCGTACAAATTTTGGAAGCCAAGGATCTTGACGGTCCCAGGAACGTTGCATGTGATTCGGTTTGGCTTATCTGGTTGCAAAATAAAATAGGCCTTGTTCGTCTTGCTGACGATGCTTAGCCCATTTTGTGTGTAACTAAATCCGTTCAATAAGATCACGTCTCCAGCGGCAACAACGTTGCTAGACGTCAGCTCAGTGTCATCGATTTTGAACGACAATGACGAAGCTGAACCGGTCGCAGTTAGCTGAACGGTGAACCCTTGTTCGAGCTGATTGCATGGAACTGTCCCTCGGTATGGGACGTTGCTGCTAACATCAATATTGGCCTGTGGCGTTTCGCCGTAAGGCAACTTAATTGTCTTAAATTCGGCAGTTAGCTTATATAAAAGTGTCCCATTGACGTTGCCAACCAGCTCCATCTCAGGAGCCTCTGTATAAACTAGAAACCGCTTGTGGGACGGATAGTCGCTCAGCCTATCATAGTACCCACCAGACGTCTCACCCGGCCGTTCCATCGCCACACTGGGCGTTGTTTTTAGCTGGGTGATATAATACCCGTCTGGGTCTGAAAGTAGCGCATACAACTTCTCACGAAGTATTTCTTCTTCGTCCATGTCGTCAGCACGGTAGTAACCAGTAATGTTGATTGTCTTGTCTTTATGCCAGCCTCCAAAATCAATATTGCCATTCCGCTGATCAAGTTGCATATTGTTTCGAGTGACTGATGGTGCCGATTCCTCAAATTCAGTAATCAGTACCTTATATTGGCTCAGGTAGTATCGGCTACCATCAAGCTTTTCAACTAATAGGTCCATGTACTACCCTCCAATCGGCCGGAAGTAGCTGCTAACGGCTGCGTCATTAGCGTCCACTTCCTTGACCATGCTGTTAATACCATTCTTATCAACGTTGTTCTGAACGTAGATATTTGGCGTGATCCGTTCGCTGGCATCAATTGACTGAGTGACGTCTCCAGAGCTGAACTGCGCGCCCGCGTTTGACAAGTTGCTGATGTTAGCCGACATATTGTCAGAAATATCGCTTGCCATACCGGAAACCGTCTTTTGAACAGCCCCGAATGACTTTTGCAGTCCTTGATTCAAGCCACCCATGATTGCATTACCGGCAGGGATCAAGAGTTTAGCATCATAGCTAATAGGACCCTTATGTTGGCGAATCCAAGAAGCAATCCCGCCAACAAATGATTGAACCTTGCTCCAAGCGGCAGTTAATCCGCTGAAAAAGCTGTCCATGATAGCACGACCAGCGTCAAGCAGATTGATATTCCTTAGTGCATTGAATCCATTCCGAATCCCATTCACAACATTGGACACAATTCCTTTAAAACCACTCCAAACGCTTCTGGCTCCATTCACAATGTTGCTTGCGGCTCCCATTACAATTGAGCTGATGCTACTCCACGCTGACGAGAAGAAGGAAGCGATGCCGCTCCACAGTCCAGAGAAGAAACCAGGAAGAGCATTCCATATGCCCTCTGCGGTGCTAACTGTGCCACTCCATAAGCCTGAAAGAAAAGAAGCAACACTATTCCAAGCGCCTTGCGCATACGATACTATCCCATTCCATAATCCAGAGAAGAAACCAGGAAGCGCGTTCCAAATGCCCTCTGCGGTGCTAACAATTGCATTCCAGACGCCTGATAAAAACGATGTAAAGCTAGTCCATGCTGCTTCTGCATATGACACGATACCGTCCCACAAGCTGGTAAAGAAAAGCACCAACGTTGACCAGACCGCTGTAGCACCAGTTATGAAACTTGTCCATATGCCTTCAATGGTAGCAACAAGCGCGTTCCACTCTGTAACAGCAAATGTTGAGATTAGGCTCCAAATGCCTGAGAAGTAAGTTACAAGACCGTTCCAAATCTGGGACGCGGCAGATACGATACTTGTCCAAATTAGTTGCAAGTCTGATCCCAGCTTGTTCCAACCGCCGTCAATCAAGTCAAGCACTAGCAGAATCGGTCCCATAATTACTGCCTTTAGCATATTGAAAACACCAGAGGCAACCTGAACAATACCATTCCAGATAGACGTTAACGATGATCCAAACGTTCCCCAAACAGCGGTAGCAATAGTCACAATACCATTCCAAAGTCCGGAAAAGAATGAACTTATACCGTCCCATATTGAAGAAGCCGTGCTGGAAACGCTAGACCAACTGCTTGATAAGAACGAAGACAATCCATTCCACGCTTCACTGGCACCGCTTGTAATGCCACTCCACAGGCCGGAGAAGAACGATCCTAAACCACTCCAAGCCGATTGTGCACCGCTTACAGTACCGCTCCAAGCTGATTGTGCACCGCTTGTAATGCCACTCCATAGATTTCCAAAGAAGGATTTGGTCGAATTCCATCCGTTTTGAACTCCCTTAGCGGCATTGTTGAAGGTTTTAGTTATGCCACTCCAGAGGCCGCTAAAGAATGAAGCAAGGCCGTTCCACATGCTCTTTAGGCCAGAAACAAATTCAGACCATATTTTTTGGCCCGTTTTTGTTTTGGTGAAGAAGTAAACTAGGCCTGCAACGACTGCGGCAATAGCCGCAACCAACAGTACCCAAGGATTTGCTGCCGAAACAGCTTGAAGAACCTTCTGAGCCGCTGCTGCAATCTTACTATTCTGAGCCATCAAGCTAAGCCCAGCAGCAGCGTCCTTGCTACCAGATACAATTCTGGTGAGAAGTCCGCCTACTTCCAACGCGTTTCCAAAAGCAGAAAATGCGTTTTTTGCAACTCCAACCACGGTTATGACACTCTTGAATGCTGATACTGATGCTACTAGCGGCAAGAGCCAATCTTTGTTTTGTCCTACCCAAGCAACAATTGACTTTAAAGTGTCAAATATTGACTTTGCTACTGGCGTGAACGACTTGATCGCATTAGAAGCAATCGCCATTCCTGCAGTGACAGCGCTCGCTGCTTGTTTTATCCAGCCCGAAATGTTAGTCCCAGTAACAGATTTAATGAAATTATCAACCACCGTCAGCATGTTTGCAGAACCACGCACAACGGCAGTCTTTAAGTTCGCAAAAGACGATGAAATGCCGGCGGTAGAGTCAAGGGCAATCTTATGGAGCGATTGCATTCCACCGCCACCGTTTTTGTCCATATTGATCAGTGCTTCAGAAAATTGATCAGCACTAACTTTTCCGTTCGATAGAGCATCTTTCAGTTGACCAGAAGTCATTCCCATGGACTTTGCCAATGCTTTTAGGGCTGGACCCATGCCATCGTTGATCATAGAATTCCATGTTGCAGCAGTGATTGTGCCACTTGATAAGTCTTGCGATAATTGTTGAACAGCAGAGCTTGCTTGCGCTGAAGAACCGCCAAAACCTAATACCGCATCATTGACAGCGCTGAACACTTTTTGTCCTTTTTGAACGTCACCAGTTGATGCTGCCATTAATTCCATTCCTTGAACAGCTTGGTCCAGACTAGTTGGAAGTCCCATGATTGAATCGTTAAGGCCGCTCATCGCTTTTTTGGTGTCTGTAGTAGCGAATCCCATATTTTTAAAAGTACGATTAGCATTGTTGAGTGTATCGAAACGACTGACAATTGATGTTGTCATAGACCCCATCGTCTGCAGGGCTTTTGTGACAACTCCGGCGCCAATTCCGGCCAAAGCTCCCATTTTCAGAAATGATTTTCCACCGCCTAAAACGGAACTGGAAGCGCTATCCGTGGCGCTCGCAGTCTCGCCTTTCAATTGTTTCATTGCACTCTGATATCCGCCAATATCAGCAGTGAATGATGCGACAACGTTTGCCATTAGCTACCACCTCCAAATGCAGCATTGAGTTTCCTAATCATTTCTACATCAGGCTTTCTTACAGTCCCGTTGCCATTGCGATTGATTATCTTTTGTTCGGCCTTATCAATATTCTTGTACCCAGTTTTAACGGATCGTTTAGGATTCTTAGCATTCTGGACATTGGCAATATTGACGGCAAGTTCCATCAAATCGCGGCGCATATCGACATCACGCAAAAAAGACCCTTCCAAGACTGAGCGAGCCTCCCAAAAATATAATCGAAAAGGCATATCAGGATCATATATTCCGTGACGAGCAAAGTCGGTTAAGAGAGACTCTTCTTGACTTCTTCCAGGGTATCTTTCAGCAGTGCCTTCTTGCCCTTTTCCTCTGCTGTCATGTTTTTCTTTTCCATCAGCGAGATTCCGTATTTCTCGTTCAATTTCAGCCATTGTTTCATCTCGCGTCGGAAAAAAGCCGACTTGTGCAATTCCTCAACTACTTCATCATAAAAGGCATCAGGATCTGGCTGTTCATCAATTGCAGAAATAATATCTGCATCAGTGTATTTTTCCGGCAACATCGCCTTAATTGCATTAAATAATGCTGTCACATCACCAGTTACAAAACCTAACCAAATGCTACTTGCACCATCATTTGCGTTTGGCTGTGAACTAAATAATTTGTTAGCTCGAAATAGTGCCTTAAAATTAAACTTTAATTCGACTTTTTCGTTCTTTACTTGAATTTCTAACATGAATATCCTCCTAGATTGTCGTCTCAGATCGGCCGTTGCCTACTCGTCTCTGTGTGTGATTAATTAAGCGTGCGAAGTGGTTGTGGTGGTAGATGAGCTTGTGGTGGTCGATGTTACTGCACTGTCAGCAAACTCTCCTTCTTTTTCGCCTGGGCGTTCGTAGTCGTACAATTCGCCAAGCGCTGCTACCTGTGCATCAGACAACGGGAAAGTGCCAGGTGTCCCGTCAGCGTTCTTGTCTGCCAGCTTACCAATGATGTTCAAAGTGAAATCCATCTCTGAGAAACTGTCTTCGTCAGAAATGTCGGCGCTGTCAACAACACCATAACCAAACATTGCTGGGTAAGCCTTGTGGTCGCCTTCTACAACGGCCAGACGTTCATCAACAATGACACGCCATACCTTAACTTGCCGGCCATTGTGCTTAGCATCAATAATGATGTCGTTTGCGGTGTCCCCAGGTACCATGTAACTCGTTAGCTCAATACTATCTTCATTGGTTGATGCTGCTACAACGCGGCCCATCTTGGTTTGTTCATCAAGAGAATCACCTTCAATGCTTGTATCACCAGACTCTTGATGAGCTGGCAAGATTGCAGGACTGCCAATGGGTGCTACTTTAGGATCTGTCGATTGGATAAAGTACCAAACATCCTTGCCACGATATGGGGTATCTTTTACGAACTGGACACCGTTGTTTACTGGTTCTGCCATAATTAATAATCTCCTTCTAAAGTAATGAGAAGCATGCAGCGGCGTAATGGTGTGCTCTCGCCCATGCTTGTGTCGATTGAATTAGATGCCGTTAGTGAATGCCACCGTGTCACCTTACTGAGTGACCATTTCACTTTGCGAACGAAGTCTTCCCATTCAGCTGGTGGTGTGTCGATGCTATCGTATATGTCAATCTGTTGGCCTACACTCGAAAGTGTCCCTGTCTTAGATGACATATCAGCATCAACATGAACGTTCACGAAAACCAGTGGCAACGTGCTCTTAGCGTCCGGCTGAACGAATACAGGGTTGAGGCCATCAGCGATCAATTGAGTTTGCACATCTTCGTACCATTGAGAGAGTGTCATTTGAACGTTGCCGCCTCCTTTAGCTTGTCCATTGTCGTTTTAATGAAAAACGATTGTGCTGCTGAAACGGCTGGACGAATGAATGGCTCGGCTGACATTTTGTAGGTGCCAAATTCCACAAAAGATGAATAATCAGCCTTGGCATCTACAGTTCCCGTGACAGAGGTCGCTGTCTTCTTGACTGGCTCAACACTAATATTGTTTGCCATGTATCCGGTTCTTTTTGGTGCCACCTGTTTAGCTGTTGCTTGAACTTGGCCGGTAGTTGTTTTCATTGCTGAGGCGGCGGCATCAATAGTCGCTCCGGCTGTTGCGCTTAGTTCTTCCATCAATTTATCGAGACCTGACCACGTGACATTGGTATTAGCCATTGCTTGCACCTCCAGACACGATGAATACCGTTGACTTGCGGTTAACGAATGTCTTGTTGATTGTCCATTTGACACCGTCAAGCTCGATTTCATTCACAGGCTTTACTGGGTTCTTTACGTGAATCTCATAGGCCATGGTGTTCACAAGACCGTATACAGACAGTTCTTGTGCACTGGTGATTGGGATTGTCAGGCAAGTTACCGTCTCTCGCGTCTCTGTCGGTCTGTCATGCAACGGATCAGCGGGCGGTACCTTCCTAATGAGGGTGATTCGATTATTGTATCTCATACGAATCTCATCCCCGGTCGGCGGCTTTGCGATGACTCACGGTAGACATCGAGAGCGTCAGCATACTTAGACAAATCTATTGCTTCCCATGTGTTGGATACGTTGCCCTCGGTGCCACTTTGCTTACCTTCGTCTCCGATGCGGTTATACATCTTCACCACAATGTCCTTGATTACCCATGCAACTGCATCTGGCACAGTCTGATTGACAATACCGTCTTGGTTGATATACGTCAGTACACGCGCTGTGGCGTCATCAATCAAATCATTCAACAAGTTATCTTGCAACGTATCAGTCAAACCGATGCGAAGCTTAACACTTGCCAAAATATCTTCCTTTGTATCTGAATCAGCCATCATTTCACCGCCTTTACTGCTTGCACATACTTGTATGAGCACTTTGACTTGTCAACGAAGCTCAAATCATCATCAAATGGTGTTCGGTTTACATACTGCCCTTTGAAGAACAGCCGTTTGTCATCAACAGTCACGCCAGCATTGTGCATGATTTTAGTTTCGTTCCATCGCTTTAATGGATCAGTAGCCCAACAAAAATCGAGCTCGTCACTGATGACGGGACCGATATTGAAGTACATCATGTTCCAAAGTTGCGCCCACATTTCTGCAGTCCATTTTTGGATATTGCTGTCGACCGTTTGCAAGTATTGCCACAGTCGGTTGCTGTCGACGTACACCTTCCGCCAGTACTCAGCCGAAGGGTGGCTGATAATCCACTGAGCACCACCAGAATTACGGTTGATTGTCTCAAGCGAGGCTACCGTAACCCCGACAATATCAGCCATGCGTTTCAGGATTTCTTCTCCATGTTCGCATTGCTTGATATAGTCAACGCTGATATAGCTGAGAGTATTGCTACACAACCAGCGATCAGGCTTTGCTTTTAGCTTGCGGAAGTCTGGCCGTTTACGGAAGATGACGTCACTATCAAAGTAGAAATAGTCCTCATTCTCACGTTCGGGGTCTTCAGCGAGATATTGCCACCAAAGCCAAGGCTTCACAGACGGGATATATCGCTTGTCTGTGCGCTTGTCGGTATACGTGTGTACTTCTACACCATATTTAATAGAAAGCGTTTCTGGCACCTTAGAATCATGCACAGTGAAGAGCAAAACGACATCTTTCATGTCAAACCCGACACTTCGCAGATTGGTTAGGCAGACTTCCAGCTCCCATTCAAAACGCTTGATAGCGGGTTGACACAAAATAAGCTTCATTCTGTCCTCCAATCAGCCGCCCGGTTTCCCGTACTGTCCCATTTCGATAGGCGACTTGCATCAATTGTTAAGCGTGCGAAGTAGTAGTCGTGGTGGTCGGCTTCACAGTCGAAGTCGTGGTGGTTGCTGACGTACCAGCAGTGAAGATTGCCTGACGGTTGTCATCGCTGATCCACTGGCCGGCCTTACCGGCACCTTGCAAAGCAACACCAGCAAAGTTCTCGGATTGAATCGTCCGAACAACGTTGATGCCGGTGAATGCGCGGCCAACGTTATCAGGTGCGAAGATGATAGACTTGCCAGCCATGTAACGGGTAGGCGTCTTGGTAACAACAATGTCACGGAAACGAACGATGCCGTTTTCATCAATGTTCACAGCAGAACCTTTGTAGCTGGTTACCAACTGATGATCGATGATTGCGTTGTAAACTTCGGCAGTCACGTATGCGCGTACTGGAACAACTACTTCCAAGTCGGTGTAGCGTTCGGAAGCTTCCTCAAACACCTTGTTCACATCATCAACTGCACCAAGATCAGCTGCAGCACTATCAACCAAGTAGGCGCCCAGCTTGCCGTTGAACAGCCGTGTCTTAGCTTGCGCTTGCAAGTTCAGACGGTCAGCCACTGCGGCATTCAGATCGTTGTTGACAGTTAGCTGGTCGATGCCTTCGTTGAAACTCCAGCCGAAGGAATACGGTACATCGATGTCACCATAGATGATCTCTTTCATTGGCCCGAAGCGGTTTGAGTTGCTGGTGCCGCTGCCAAACGCAACGTTAGGGTCAGTGTTGTATGTGCCAACAGCAACCGGCACATCATTTGCCTTAACACTGAACGCAATCGCGTTGTTTTGAATGCCATCGAGTGCTTGCAACGCACCGAATGTCGGGGTGAACGTGCTTTGAATACCGAAGACGGTTTGCATCAAGCCAATAAACTGTTTCTGATAAAGACGTACTGGTAAATTGTTGTTTTCTGTAGCCATGATTAGCTACCTCCTATTTCTTTTTGTATTGTGCCATGATTTTTTTGAATGGATCGTCGGCACCATCAAGGGCAGAAGCGCCATTCTTAGGTGGGTCAGTTTGCAGCTTTGCTTCAACCTGCTTGTTGACTGTTTCCTGAATTGTCTTTTGAATGTTCTCAACAGCCGTCTTGATCTTGTCAGCATCACCGAGGGCAACCAACGGGTCAGCAAAGTCAGCCGGCAGTCCTTTATCAACCAATAGTGACTTGGTACTTGTTGATAATTCGCGCTGATTGAGTTCAGCCTCACGCTTGTCTAGTTCTGCCTGTCGCTGTTTCTCAACCTCTTTTGCCTTTTCATCTTCGGTCATCTTTGCAAGCCGAGCGCCTTCACTCTTGGCTTCCTCAAGCGCCTTAGCCTGTTCTGCTTCCCACTTAGCCTTGGCTGTTTCCAGCGCCTTAGCTGCGCGTCTATCGGCCTCGCTGTCAAGCTGAGCCTGCGTATATGTGGCTGGTGCCTGAGTGGTGGTTTCAGTTGTCTCGACTTCTTCTTGAGTTTGTGTTTCTTCTGCCATGATGGTTCCTCCTGTTTAGCCCAAAACGAATAGACGTGCTTAATGATCCCAGCCACGCCATAAGGCCCAGCCACGATCACACGTCTATCACTTCACGCTATTATTTTTGAGTAGTTTAGGGACTTGCTCAGGTCACGTATTATTCGTCTACTTCATCACCGGTATCATATGCAGCCCATGAGCAAAGGCAGTTTGGATGCGCTGGTATCATCCCCTCGGCTTGTTTCAACGTGTAAACCTCACCGCTATGTTGCAAGCAGATGTCACACGCCCCTGAGTTAATGACCCATACAACCTTTTTATAGCCGGCTTCACGTGCATTCACAATGCTCTGATGAGCCATGACACGATCGCTTTCCGTTCTGATGATACGGTCTGACTGATACTTCATGACACCAAACTTCTTGCGAAGCGCCGGGCTTTGTGTAATTGGGTTGCTGTGTGTCAGTAGTGCATTCTTCATCATCTTTTTGAGATCACTGCGCAAGGCGTCTTGATTTGACCAAATACGATCGCTCCACGTGGCACCGTCAAACATCTTATTGATTACTGATAAATCGGCTTTGATGTGTTTTCCGTAAATTGATGACCCCAGCTTGGCCGTCTGCTTTGCCAAATCGCCAAGAGTGGTGCCGATATAATCAGCAACCTTGATGGCCACTGCTGTTGCGTAAACATAGGCCGCATATGACAGCAGTTCATCGTTGTTGGCAACTGATTTCTGTTTAACTCCGGCCTCTTGTGCGTCCCTGTCAACTTGCTCTTTCAGTTCTGGATCGTAGTAACGCGAATCGTCAGCGTGTGTGTAGTCTTCGTGTTTCTCATTGAACGCATACCAGAATGCCATGAATGCTGCGGTGTATTTGGCAACATCACTTGCTATCTGGCGGTGTTTCTTGTCTTGCTTGTCTGCGAACGCTTTGATCCGTTCCTTCGGTGTTTTCGTCATTGTTTGTCAGATCCTCACTGTAATCGCTGTTTGCTCGTTGTTTGGCAATCATGTCAGTAACCTCTTGCGGATCAGTGATTCCCGGTGCGAATCTGTAAAGATACTCTTGCGGCAACGTCGCACCAGCGGCAACGAGTGCTTGAATCTGCGTGATGTCATCTGTTGGCAAATTGTCACGGAACGTGAACTGAATCGTATTAGGATCCGTTTTCATGCCGCCTGACACGCTTTGATCGAGTGCATATATGATTGAGTATCTTTGGTACAGTGATTTCTCAAACATGCGTCGCTTGATTGCTGCTAATTCGACAGTACCAAGCAGCTTGTACTTCATCGCAACACCAGAAACGTTAGCCGCAAAGTTGCTATCAGTCAGGTCTGGTGTATGGCTGAACTTGTGAATGTCATCGGCAATGCGTTTCTTGTATGCCTCGGTGCCGCTGACGTCATATGACTTATTGATATACTTTGCGTCAACGCTCGTTTGCTGACCGGTTGCTGTCATTCGAGACTTGAGCAACAGCATGTTGGCGTCTTTCTGTTCTTTAATAAGCTCTAGCTTGTCCTGTGCGAGCTTTTTCATCGCCTCAGGATCGTTAGGGTCGACACCACTTAGAAGCGTACTGCCGTTGAATAAGGCATCAATATCGCCACTAATGACCAGAAGAGCATCATTCAGGTCGGTCATGTAATTAGCTGTGTCTGACTGGGCCGAATCGTAAAGGTCAATCAGTGAAATCACATGCTCGAAGTCACCAGTTCGGAATCGATTGTTGTCATACTCGACAACGGGGAACACGCGAATGATTTCGCTGTGATCCAAGTACATTGCACCGCCAACCGTGGTCGGCTTGTAAACGTCATGCTCCGTTGCGGTCCATGTTTCGGGGATGATGTTGATAATTGTCTTGTTGTTATCGTCAACTAATTCAACTGAATGGTACCGAACAGCCATGATTGGCTGCGGATCAACATCAAGTGAGTAGATGACGAACGTATCAAGCGGATCAAGACGAACGCAATGCTCGATTGAGTCACTACCGTAGTAAACATACTCGTATGCGCGTCCATAACGCGTCATGTCGAGGAATAAATCGTAGTTGAGCGCGTCAAAGTCGTTCACTTGCGTAATCTGGTCGAGCCGCTTGTCATCTTCATCAAGCTTCACGTTCACTGGATTACCAACAGAGTAGGCAGTCTGGAAATCAGCGATGTACTTGCCGAACGAGTGAACAGCTCTGTGGTCTGACTTGCCGGTTTCAATACGCCGTGATTGTGGCTGTAGAATACCCTCGTTCTGGCCCTTGTAGTATCGGTCGAGCTTCTTCAGCCGTGGAAGCTGATACTCGTGATGGTGGAAAATGAACTTCATGATCCGATCCGGAGTGAGGTTCGTAATGTCTTCTTGGTAAAGTAAGTTTGATTCTTCAAATGGATCCATCATGTCACCCCAATCCTAAATTTTTGATTGTCTGAATGCGTTCTTGGTTGCTCATGTAATGGCCGGCAGTTCTGAACATGAACGGCTCCATCGCATATCGCAATGCGTCAATCGCATGGTTATTCGCATCTACTGGAGTATTCGTCCAGTTGTCAAACTTGTCTTTGGAATAAACGTAAGTGTTGAATTCTTCCAACAGTCCCTTGACACGGGGATGAACAACAAAGTGATACGATTGCATATATTGAATGCCCTGTGAGACGCTGTCTTTTCCCTTGCCAGCGCCTACGATGTTCGGTACACCATATACACCAGACAGCTCAGAAATTAGCCTCTGCTCGGCACTATCAGCCGTTATCTGCAAGCCGTAGCCTTTGTGTTGTCCAATAGCCTCAGCAATCTGCTGTGTTAGCATTCCCTGTTGGTAGAATTCATCGTAGATGTACACGACTCTGTTCTGCTGATCGATTGCCATGAACTCGCCTGCTGTCGGGTCATGTTTGAACCCAAAGTCTAGGCCAACCGCTTTTGGCAGTGCTGCAATATCTTCCATACTGAAGTCACGCTGCTCGAACAGTCCATCAAACACAAGCCCTTCTGCAATGCCCCAGTCTCCGTATACGGCAACACGAGCACGATTGGGATTGCGCTTGATCATGTCTTTTAGGCTTGCGATATAGTCATCATCAAGATATGGGTTGTCCTTGTATGTGGTAGTGAACGACTTAGATCGTGGGTTCTTTGTGTCTTCATCGAAGAACTCACGCTTTAGCCAATGCTGATCACTCCACGGGTTGAACGTGATAATCGACTGGTAATAGCCATCAGGATCGTCGATTTCACCACGCATGGTTTCTTCAACGGTCTTGAATGCGTCCAGCGATTTCAGCTCATACGCTTCCTCCCACCATGCACGAGCGAGCACACCAGTTGTTGGTTGCAATGAAGTGACGGCCAGTGGTTTATCCATGCCACGAAAAAACACCTTCTGGCCGGTTGGCTTAAAGGTGATTTCCAGTGGTGACAGTGTGAACTTGAATAGATCATAAACGCCAAGACGCATGGCTGCCTGTTGAATGGTGCTGTATGTCGAATCCTTATTTGTATACGCGTACTGCCTGAGCACAATCCAGTTGACATAGGGGTGCATGATGATTTGCATAATCACATCCTCGGCAACAGAGAAAGACTTGCGCGATCCACGACTGCCCTTGTATGTCAGGTAGCGTGTTCTGTCATTGTAAAGCGGTGCGTAAGCTTTGGGGACGATTGAATCCAGATCAATATTAATCTGCACTGTCATCGCCTCCGTCTTGATGAATTGGCTTGATGTTGATTGTGATGTTGCTCGTGTCTTCGCTCGTTTCGCGTTTGGCCTTGGCTTCCATGATGTCAGCCTCAGCTTTGGACTTGCGAGCCTGTTGTCTATTCAACTCATCATTACTGCTTATAACCTTTTCGATGATGTATGAAGCGGCATTATATCGAACCATTTCAGATTTCGCCTTCAACAGCTCTCTCATGGTCAGCACAGCCTCAGATGACAAATCGTGAAGCATAAACCGTGTGTATTCATCTTGCCCAAGCCTGAAAGCTTCGCGCGTTTTCCACGTAGATAAAGTGGTCGGCGAGACATGAACTTCCTCTGCTATTTTTGCCTGTGTCATTGCCCCTGAAAACAGCAACATAATGGCTTTTCTCTGTTTCTCAGGTAGCTTCCAAAAATGCCGCAAACTTTTGATTTTTTCAACCATTACATATCACCACACCTCCCGCATTTGTACGAGCTCTTAGTCTTCCGTGTATTGTTTGATCTTGTCAACCTGCAAGTCGCACCATGTTTCGTGGGTACCGTTCGCTTTATATACCGTTACGACTGGGAATGACTGATAGCCTTGCTTCCGGAACCGCTCGTAGTCGTCCGCGTCTGCTGTGATAGTTTGCACTGGCATGACTTGTGACAGCTTGAATATTGTTCGTCGACACTTTTGACAGTGCGGCTTCGTGTAGATAATTGCTTGCATGTGTTTCTCTTCTCTCGATAGCTTCTCAATGATTAATTGCTCTGTTCGGCTTACATATCCGTATCCGACACGTTTCATTCCGCTAGACATAATAGATCGCCCTCGTCTCGTGGTCCGAATATTCGACCAATTCGAACGTTTTGTGAGCAACAACCCCGAGGTCATCTGTCCACTTATCCGTAGGTTTTCT